TATATTCCTCTACTAGGTAATTTTGAAATCGATCCTACAGCAAATTCAAACAACGTAGTTTATGGTTCAGAAATTAGCGATATTCGTGTAGAAAATTTCATAGATAATAACGGGTACCCAAGTGTACAAGTTGGTGTGACCGCTGCAAACGGTGGTAACGACGGAACCCTTGTTTTAAGATCTAGTGAACTAAGTAGCATCGCAAACTATTACTCTGGAATGTCGATATATCTAACTAGAAGTTCCGGTAATGAATCATTTGTTTATCAAATCGATACTTATTCTTATGATGTAAGTACCGGTCTTGGTACTGTTAAAGTTATTGGTAATCCTGGCGCAACAGGAGATGCTATACTTAATAATACTGTTTTTAAAATATTGCCGAGAATTAAAATAACTGGCGATGGCTCTGGTGCGATTGCTATACCTAACATGGTAGGTGAAAGAATTGATTCTATAACAATTGTAGAACCTGGATCTGATTATAACAATGCGCTAGCTCAGGTTGTAGACCCGCTTTACAATTTTGATCCAGACGATCCTCTATCTATTGACGTGAGAGCAGTCTTAAGACCTGTTTTATCTCCAAAGGGCGGACACAATTATAATCTTATTGATGAGATGCATTGCAGACACGTTCTTCTTTACGGTTACATCACAGAAACAGACAATAATCAAATCGGTGCGACGAATACATATTCTTTAATTGGAATAGTGAAGAACCCAGAATTTACTGAAGACCCAGAGACGGCTAACACAGCTTCTCCTGATGTCTTTGATAATAGAATAGCAATCGTTACAAACGATTATCAAAAAGCAGTAGTAGATACAAGACTCGTTCAGTTAGATGTAAATAACGAAATTACTTTCTCAGGCAAAGTTCATCAAGTAGATGAAACGTCTAATACTGTATATCTTTCTGAATACATGGGGCCGTATGCTAACGCAGCAAATAATGATATATCATTTAATCCTGCTACGGTTTTAAGAAATGAAACCGGCCAATTAATTCAAATAAATAGTCCGACAGCTAATAATGTAATTGAGTCAAGATATACACAGAGATCTGGTACAGTTTACTTCATGGAAGATTTTTTCCCATTGTCCAGATCTAGAACTTCACGCGAAGAGTATAAACTGGTATTAGAATTTTAAGGAAACCCAGATAGATGCCTATTAATACAGATCTAAATATTGCACCGTATTTTGATGATTTTGATTTAGAGAAACAGTTTTATAAAATTCTGTTTAAACCAGCTTATGCGGTTCAAGCTCGCGAGCTTACGCAATTACAAACTATTCTTCAAAACCAAATTGAACAATTTGGAGATAATGTTTACAAAGAAGGCAGTATTATCAAGGGCTGTAACTTTACGAATCTAAATGGATTACAGTACGTAAAGCTCGTAGATAAAACTGGGTTTGATGTAGAATCTTATATTAGCGGGCCAGACACAGATATTATCAGTGGTGTAGAAACTGCTATTGACGTTGTTTACGAAGTAGAAGGTGTAAACTCTTTACTTAAAGCTAATATTGTTTCGGCTGCTCGTGGCTTTGAAACTCGTCCACCTAATTTAAATACATTCTTTATTAATTACCTCACAACAAACGAAACGAGTTCATATAAACAATTCATTCCTGGTGAAAGCCTTAGAATTAATCGTTACAAATACAATGGTTCAACTCTTTATAGTACAGAATTAAATATTGAAAGCATTAACGTAACTCTTCAGTCTAGCCCAACCGGAAAATCTTTCGGTATTCAAGCTGCCGCAGGTGTGGTTTTCCAAAAAGGTCATTTTCTTTTTGCTGATGCTCAAACACTCGTGGTATCGAAATACACAGATCAACCTAATAACGTTTCTGTGGGTTATGAGACAAGAGAATCTCTTATTACAGCGCTTCAAGATAACGATCTCTATGATAATGCAAACGGCTCAAATAACGAAAATGCGCCTGGTGCCGACAGACTTAAGTTAGTTCCAGTTCTTGTTGCAAAAGATACAGCTGCTGGAAATATCGACAAAGATTTCTTCACTCTGATTCGTTACCAGAATGGTTCAGCAGTTCTTTTAAGAGACGTCTCTCAGTTTAACGCTATTGGTGAAGAACTCGCTAAGAGAACTTACGAGGAATCTGGAGACTATATCTTAAAAGATTTCGTCGTACATACTGATCGCCGTGGAGCAGATCTAAAGGCTTTAGTAGGAACTGGTACTGCATATGTAAAAGGTTACAGAGTAGAAAATAGAGGCGAATTAGATTTTACTATTGACCCAATTTCAAACACAGAAATTGAACAGAATGAAGCTGTTTCCTTTGATTATGGCTCATACGTAGATACAGTTAATATAAGTGGTACTGTAGATGTAACTTACGGAACTGCAGACCTATTAGCGAGTGATGGATCTACGAAAATAGGCGAAGCTATCGTTAGAAATATTACACCTTCAAGAGTTTATTTGTTCGGTGTAACTATGACAGCGAACAACGTCACATTCAACGATGTCAACTACATTTCTTCTACTAGTGGAACAATCGAAGTAGCTAATAACAGTGTGTTAAAAGATACTTCAAAAACTACAGTTATATTTGATACTGGTGCAAGATATACAAAACAAGTAACAGACATCGCGATTCCAGTTCGTACATCAGTAAGTGCTTCAGTTTCTAACAATTCAATCGTACTAAACGCAGGTTCTGTTTTAGGCGCTAACGAAGACTTTGGTGTTGATAACGACGATATGGTGTTTGTTGATGCTACAAATACACAGATTCCAATTTTAAGTTATGGTACAAGTTTAGCAAACAGCGTATTAACAATTAATTTAGCTTCTGGATCATCTCCAGCCGGTGAATTGTACTTTAATAAGAGAATACAATCAGCAACCCCATATAATAAAATTGCGGCTACACCTTTCATTAAAGTGACTTACAATACATCTAAAACAAAATATAGCTTAGGATTCCCAGACGTATATGCGATAGAAGATATCTATGATTCTGTTGGCACTAGATATACAGATAGTTTCCGTTTAAAGACAAACCAAAAAGATAGCTATTACGACATATCTTATATGGAATATATTCCTGGTCGTCCACAGCCATCAAATGGTACTTTAACTATTAAACTCAACGTGTTCCAGATTAATGCTTCTACAGGTAAGTATTTCTTTACAATTAATAGCTATCCAATTGATGATGTAACAGATCCTTTACCAGCAGGAAAAATTAGATCTAATCAAGTCCCAGTTTATGTTGCTACAAACAAGAAGCCATATAATCTAAGAGATTGTTTTGATTTTAGACCATATGCAGATAAAGATGCGTTAGCAAACTATACTGCAAGTGCTGGATCAGCACCGACTATTACAGCTTTAGCAGATTCAACTACGCCTACATTCTCAGGTACAGACTATTTAATTCCAGCTCTTAATCAGTATGGCATTACTGATATCGAACACTATCTTTCAAGAATAGATTGCATTACTGTAGACTCTTATGGTAACTTTACAATTGTTAATGGTACTGAATCAAGTATTCCGGCTCCACCAAAGGTTGGGCCTGACCAACTTGTTATATCTGAAATTACTGTTCCAGGTTATCCAGCTCTATCGAAGCAAGAATCGATTCAACAAAATAAATTTGAATATGCTGTAAAAGCAAAAGCTCAAGGTGTAAAAAATTACACTATGAGAGACATTGCAAAAATTGAGAAAAAGGTTAATAGTCTAGAATATTACATCAGTCTAAATCAGTTAGAGCAAGATGTAGAAAATCTTCTTATCACAGATGAAAACGGTCTTACTAGATTTAAAAATGGATATATCGTAGATCCTTTCAACGATATTAAACTTGGAAATCTTCAAGATGCTTCATTCAGCGCAGCTGTTCATTTTGATAAGAAAATATTAACTCCGTCTCTCAAAACGTTCCCTCTTGATCTAAAATACAAGTCATCAACTTCTGCTACTATTTTTCCAAGCACAAGCGCGCCTGAAGTTGCGTCTCTTAGCAGAAATGCTTATGAGTCTCTTCTATCTCAAGACTACGCGACCGGCTTTAGAAACTGCGTAAGTAACTTCTGGAAGTACGACGGTGTTGGTGCTCTATCGCCAAACCACGACTTTGCTCACGACACGACTACGAACCCAGTTACTCTTGACATAGACTTAGCGACACCATTTAGAGATTTCGTCGAAAATCTGCAGCAGTTTGTTCCTATGACAGGAACATCGACTGAGATTGTTGGTGAATGGGCTGCGCGTCAGCGTAGATGGACTGCAGGATTAATTGAGCAAACAACAACTGATACATTAGTAATTAATGAGACAACTAGCTCTCAACTAGTTGGTGATTTTGTTTCAAACATTGAATTCAGCCCATATATGAGATCGAGAGATATAAAAATCTTTATGTCTGGTTTAAGACCAGATACTCGCCACTATTTCTTCTTTGACGCTGTTGATGTTAATGTTCATGTAACACCAGGTACTCCTAGCAGCACTTTAAGAGATATACAAAAGTTTGGTGTAGCCGGCAGCGCGGTGACAACAGATGAAAACGGTGTGCTTAGAGCAGTGTTTACTCTTCCAAGAGAAACTTTCTTTGTCGGTGAAAGAGTGTTGACTGTTTCTGACGTAGATCAGTACAGCAGTATTTCATCGGGTGGAACATCTGGTGGTTCTCTAAAATATCACGCGTATAATATTTCTATAGAAAAATCATCATTAACTGCAACTACAAGAATACCAGACACTGATATCGATACAGTAGTAACTACACGAAATCTACCAAGACGTCGTCGTGGTTTTGACCCACTAGCTCAAACATTCTTCATTAAAGAAGGTATGGGTCAAGGATCTAATAGTGTATTTGCTGGAAAAGTAGATCTTTACTTCAAGAGAAAAAGCGATATCAACGGTGTAACAATTATGCTTAGAGAAGTAGATAACGGTTATCCTGCTCCGGAAATTCTTTCTTTCTCGAAGATTCACCTCACTCCTGCACAAGTAAATACTTCTGATGATGCTACTGCGGTTACCGAAGTTTTCTTTGATGCACCAGTTAGACTTGACACAGAAAAAGAATACTGTGTAGTAATTCAGCCAGACGCGAACGATCCTAATTATCTAGTTTACACTTCTAAAGTTGGTGGAGTAGACTTAACAGTAGGTGCAGAAACAGAAGGACAGCCAGTTGTACAAGACTGGGGTGACGGTGTTCTCTTTACTTCTACAAATAACAGAGCATGGCAGTCATACCAAGATGAAGACTTAAAGTTTACAATTTACAGACATGACTTTAACGCTTCAACTGGATCAGTTACACTTACAAATTCCGATCACGAATTTATCACGCTTTCTAATTGGACCGGAAGATTTAATTTAGGTGAATTTGTATATCAAACAACCGGGTCAGCCTCAACAATAAGCATGGTATTAGGTTCTAGCGTAATTACGGGATCTGGTGTAGACTTTGCAAGTATATATTCTGCCGGAGATTATATTCTTGTTGCTAACTCTGCAGCTACAAGACGTGAATTACTCAGAATTGCAAGCATTGATAGTTCTACTACAATGACAGTAACAAAACCAATTTCGTTCGTTATAACAAACGGAACAGGCACACCTGCTGTGGTTGGAGAGATAACTTATTACAACATAGTTGAACCAAATAATGTACATCTCAAAGATAGTTCTGCTACTGCATCTAAAAAATTCACAGTAGGTTCTACTATCAGAGGATTTACTTCTGGAACCACGGGCGTCATTGGAAGCATTGATGATATTAACTTAAGTTATGTTCAACCAATTATCATGAAAACGAACGATTCCATTACGACCACGACTTTAGACGGAACATTTGTAGACCCATCAAACGTTATTAATAGCTATAACACACCTCTTCAATTTGGTGATAATAATTTCTTCACTAATAAGGGTGTTATTCTTTACAGTAAATCAAATGACCCAACAAGACTTAAGCCTTTCGACATAAATGTTAGAATGGCGAATAGATCAAATAGCACTTCAACTCCTATCGTAGATTTAGAAACTGCTACGCTACTAGCTTATCAATTTAAAGCTACAAATAGCGCGGCAACAACTTCTAAGTATATCTCGAAGACTATTGAACTTGCGGCAGATCTTGACGCAGAAGATATGGAAGTAATTCTAACAGGTCATCGTCCAAACGGAACGGACATTAAAGTGTACATTAAGCCACAAAATGCTTATGACAGCGCTAATTTTGAAACCAATGGTTGGATCGAATTAGAATTGTTTAGTGGTGTTGGTGTATTCTGCTCTACAACAAACCCTGATGACTACAGAGAATATAGATATCGCGTAGCTGATGCTAACAAAGATGTTAACGGGATTTTAACTTATACTAATACAACAACCGGAGTATTCTCGGGTTATAGAAAGTTTGCTATTCGAATTGACCTATTAGCTTCAAGTATCAATATCGTTCCAACTGTTAAAGATTATAGAGGAATTGCACTAACATGATGCTTCAAAGAGATCCACACTCACATGCTGTTATTAATAACGATGCTCAAGCTCTAAATAAATACAAGCAGGAGCGTGCTCTTTATAAAAAAGTAGAAGTTTTAACGAGAGAACTTGTTATAATAAAAGAAACAGTTGTTCGTATTTGCGAAAAATTAGACAAGATAGAGAAGAGTTGATATGTCAAAACCAAGTATTCAAAACATTACGGTAACTCAAACATTTCAAAACTGGTTTGATAAAACCAATGAAATGGTTGACATTTTTCGCGATCAAGTAGTTACTGCTTCTGTTTCAGGAGACACAACAACTGGAAACGCAACTCTTTTAGGATCATTTACTGCTAATACTCTCATAGCATCCAATATACTAGAAGCAGATAGCGTAACATCAGTAACGACCGGTGGAACTATTCAATACAGTTCACCAATTAGCATTACAGGAACAAGTGATCCAGTAGTAGCAACTTTTAACTACGCTAGTGGCGGTGGTCGTACTCGATATACTAACGGTGCTATTTCTTGGGACATCGGTATGGAAGATTCTACCAATGGTAGATTTATTATGAATACAGGTATAACCTCTCCAGAATTTGCTCTTTCTACTCAAGGTGTTCTTGAAGTTCCAAGTATCATTACATCTTCTGACGTTGTGATAGGTGCTAATCTAGATGTTACTGGTGTGATAACTGGCGACATTTCTGCTAATAACATTACCGTAAGCGGCGTTTTAGCCGGCACTCTTACAGGTAATCTAATTGGAGACGTATTTGCTCCGAACGGAACTACAAAAGTTCTTGAAAATGGCAATGGCACAACCATCCCAGCTACTTTTACTGGCAACGTTAATGGTACTGTAAGTTCGTTAACTAACCATACTACAAATAGTCTTACTGAAGGAACGAATAATCTCTATTTTACTACAGCAAGAGCACGAGGAGCTTTATCTGCTGGAACTGGTGTTACATATAGTGCTACTGGCACCAATGCTGGACAAATTTCTATCGGTCAAACTGTTGCAACAACTTCTAATGTAACATTCAAATCTATTGTTGTTAATGGCGGCACCGGTACTGAATCTACCGGCACAATTGTAGCCACTGGAAATATTACAGCTTTCGGTACTATTTCAGATATCACGATGAAGGAAAATATCAACCCTATTGAAAATGCTCTCGAAAAAATTTCTAAGCTTGGAGGTTATACTTTCAATTATAAAGGTGACGACACACCTATGACGGGTGTTATGGCTCAAGAACTTATGAACGTTCTTCCAGGTGTAGTGTATGAGGTTGAGGATCCAAAGTCAGGCGAAACTGTATACGCGGTTCGACACGGAAACATAATCGGTCTTTTAATCGAAGCCATCAAGGAATTAAAAGAGCAAATAGTAAAATAAAGTATTGCCTTATAGTTAATGTCTTACTATCTTGACTTATTATAAATAAAGAAAATAAAACTAGCAAGGGTAATAAAGAATGTCAAAGATTTCAGAATTAGGTCCGATAAAAGGCGCGAATACTAGAACTGAAGACCTTTTCGTTATAGTTAACCTAATTCAAGGTGATGATGGTACTAAAAACATCACTCGTAAAGAATTAGTTCAAGCTATTCAATATGAAATCTTCGATAGAATTACGATCACCGGCGGCTCTATCTCTAACGTCGTAATGTTTAACTCAACATTAAACGACGTTACAATCAATTCTTCTGATTTTAATAACGGTAATATCGATAACAGCGCAATCGATGGGTCTACAATCGTAGATTCTGATTTCTCTGATGGTACTGGTAACAACAACATCTTTACCAATACAATCGTAGACCAATCCCAGATTCTAAATAGTACTGCAAACAACATGCAGATTACCAATTCTGATTTCTCAGAAGGCACTGGTAATAACGTAATACTTACAAATTCACAGGTCGACTTCTCGTTATTCAATCAAGTAACGATTGAGGGCGGTACTGCAAATAACCTTATCCTTACAAATATCACAATTGACGAGCTTATTCTTGAAGATGCTCTTATCTCGAATAGCACAATCATTACTACAAGTTTCTCGAATGGAACTATCTACGACACCGGAATTTCAAATAGCACGATAATTGATACAGATCTTGATAATGTAGATATCACGAATTCTCGTTTCGCGAATGGTGAAGTTTCAAACACTGAGATCACTAATTCTAACTTTGCTAATGGTAATATTATTGCAACAAACATCGTAGAATCTGATTTCTCTGATGGAACCGGCAATAATAATATCTTTACAAACACCACTATAGATCAAAGTACTATCACTAATTCTATACTTGCAAATTCTGCATTCCAAGGTACGATGAGCAATGTTGTTGCTGAAAATCTACAGATTACAAGCTCATCTGCAGACGGTTTAGCACAAACAAGATCAACTTTTGATGGCGGTTTAGTCACCGATTCTGATATTAAAGAATCAAGAATTGCTAATTCAACGATTGAAAATTCTACGCTTATTGACTTTGATATGGATCTTAAGAAGGTATTTGAAGCTCCTATCGACGAAGATAGTTATTTTGCTCTAAAGAATGTTAAAACCGGCGACACAGAGAAGATGACTTATCGTCAGCTTTATGACGAGGTTTCAAGAAAAACAGCAAGTGCTCTTAAGGTTTATGTCGCGTCAGATGGGGATGATAGAAACGATGGTACAGTTCTCAAGCCAGTTCGTACACTTAAGCGTGCTGAAGAACTTGCTTTAGAAAAAGCAGGAGGATCGTATAATCGTAACGATCTCAACAACGCAGTGCACATCTCAGTAGGTCCTGGCACTTACTATGTTGATGAACCAATTGCTCTTCCAGATGATTGTTCTATGACGTCAACAGGCGGTCAGTATGCTACAGTAATTCAAAAGCTTCCTGGTTGGGAACGCACAAACGGTGTTCTAGTTGGGTCTGGTTGCTATGTTCAAGGTTTCTCATATATGAACTTTGAAGTAGACAACTTCGACCAGCCTGAAGGTGGATTTGCTATTGCATATCGCCCAGGCGCTCTACTAAGACGTTCACCGTATATTCGTGACTCAACCCAGCTTTCAAACTTCAACCGCCTAGACGTTGAACCACCACTTAACCCATTTAACTCAAAGGGTACTATCCTTGACCTTGGCCAAGAATTCTACCTTGAGCCAGGACACAGCGCTCAATCTCAATTCGAGGTCGATGACGAGATTACGTTCTCAAGTGGTGCAAGTGGTTATGTTTCTTATGTAGCAGATATTGATTCAAATCGTCAAATCTATGTTCGCAACCTTAAAGGTAATGTTAAACCAGGCGATTTGTTATACGCTCAGCGCGGCGGAACAGGTACAGTTCAAAGTATCGGAATCGACGACTTCCCGAACAGACTAGTTGGTCGTGGTGGCGGTTGCGTACTTTGCGATAGAGCACTACTTGATACAGACTCACTCTATACATATTTACTTTGCTTCGGTTTCACACCTCGTACACAAAATGGTACTGGTTACGTTGCTAAGAACGGTGCCGGTATTAACGGTATCGGTTCTCTTTCGATCTTTACTCGTCAAGCGTTCTTTGCTCTTGACGGTGGTCAAATGACTCTGAACAACTCAGGTTCACAGTTTGGTGACATCTCAATGCGTGCTCGCGGTAACACAGTTATCATTAGACCTGCTAATGCGAATCAAAGCAATCTTCTTTCTAATACTTCATTCTCAGATGATATTGAAGCAAGCAAAGAAGAAATTATCGATGATATGATCGAGTACCTAACCTCAAACACTACATCAGGTGGTTTAGGTTACCAAGGTTATAACGCAGACAAATGCTTCCGTGATACAGGTATTATCGTTGACAATACAGGTTATGACGTAGCTACAAATGGTAACTATTGGGGTCGCCTAAACGGTATCACATATCGTTCACCAATCTCATATGTAGTTGTTAACGAACAGCTTAATGAAACCGTTGGTTCTATCGAGCATCTAAAAGAGTCTATGGACTTCATCTTTGAAAATTCAACATCAGAAGTTAGAGACAGAGTAAGTGTTTCTCTTAACGAGACACTTAATGTTCTACAAAATGGCGAAGAATTTGCAAACAACATTATCTTCACTGATACTGGCAATGGTCCTGCTACTGCAGCACGCGAGCTTGTACAAGACAACCGCGAGTTCATTATCGAAGAATTTATCGATTGGCTAGATAACAATGAAGAATTCTATGCATACGACAGCACTAAGTGCAAGCGCGATGTAAGAGAGTTTATTCTTCCTGCGGTTAAGTATGATACAATGCTTGATACAAACTACAACTCTGTAACTGCTGGTAATGCTTATTACTTCAAAGCAGCTAAGAATGTAATTGGTGCTCAGCGCGAAGAAACAGTTGCTGCTTATGAAAGACTACGTAAGACAACTGACGAGATCGTTGAACCAATTTCTTCGAGATTTGCAGTAGAAGCATACGAGAAGTTTAATGAAATTATCAACATCCTTAAAATGGAAGGTGATAAGTACACTCCAACTGCCGCAACTTATAATACCTCAACCGGCGAATTCGTAATTACTATCGGTTCACATGACTTAGAAGTTGGAAGATATGTTCTTCTTTCTCCAGAGTCATTTACATTCTCTTGTGCAACAGACGGTAACGTGCTAGAATTTAAGCACCCAAGAAGAACAGATCCTGCTTTCAAATCAGCTCTTCCAATTGTCGCAAAAACACTTACAACCATTACTGTGAACGTTGGTTCAACTGGATATAACGGAGCTCATACTCTTGTAGAAGTTGCAAATGACGCGGTAGTTGTTCTTGGTTCTGCAATTGAATTCAGCGATAACGTATCTATCGACGAAGACAGAAGAAATGCTCGTAAGCAACTTCAAATCAACCGCGAGTTCATCCAAAACTATATGATGGACTGGGCTGATAACGAGTGGTTCTTCTATGACAGCAAGAAGTGCCAACGCGATATGAAAAATTATATCGTACCTGCTGTTCTAAGAGACATGCAAACTGGTACAAACTTTAACTCAATTCAATCTGGTATCGCTTATCGTTCAGGTATTGCAAGAGTTGCAGTAAACGAGCAGCTTACAGAAACAATTGGTGCTATCGATTTCTTAAGACAAGAAACAGCAAACACTGTTTCTGATCCAGTCGTTATCCAAAGAATCGATGATGGCTTCAACGAAATCATTAATATTGCAAGAAACAACAGCAAGAAATACACACCAACAGGCGCTACATATGATCCAGTAACCGGTATCATGGTAGTTACAATCGGTTCTCATGACTTCCAACTTGGTGATACTATTATTATCGAGAAAGAAAGCATTACATTCTCTTGCCCAGATGGCGCAACTCCTGTAAATATTTCGCATCCAAGAGAAACGGATCCTGCGTTTAATACAGCGCTGCCAATTCTTGCAAAAACACTAACTACTATTACCGTAAACGTCGGTGATGCCGGCGGTTATACTGGTGTCCATACCTTCGTAAGCGCTACAACAAACGCTATTCGCGAAGCAGACATTTACGATGGTAAGTTTACACCATTAGATGCGACTTATAATCCTATCAGTGGTGACATGACAATTACGATTGGTCAGCATAATCTGCCAGTCGGTAAGTGGATTTCATTTGCAGATTCATCTATCACATTCTCTTGCACTAACACTGTTACAAGCTCTACAGTAGAAATCACCCACCCAAGATCGACAGAACCAGCATTTAGACAACCAGTTAGAATCACTGGTGTTACATCTAATTCAATTACTGTAAACGTAGGTAACGCCAACGGTTACACTGAAGAGCACACATTTGTAAGTGCTTTAGTTGATAGTATCGACACAAACGCTATCTACTGGACAGATCCTGCTAAGATCGATTCCTTCTACACACCAACAGATGCAACATACAATCCTACATCCGGTGATATGGTTATCACTCTTGGTGAAGGCCATGGATTTACAACCGATGATCATATCGAGTTTAAACCACAAAGCATTGTATTTAGTTGTGCAAACGGAGCTTCTATAGAAGAAATTTCTCATCCACGTATTGGTGAACCAAATTACCAGATGCCTCTTGAGATTACAGCAATTTCAAGCACATCAATTACTGTAAACCCAGGTTCTGCAAACGGGTACGCGAATACTCATACCTTCGTAAGCGCTGAAGAAGGTGCCGTAGTTAAGATGCCTTCAGGTGTTACTCGTGAAGGTAAAATTGCAGCTATGAAGCTTCAAGAAAATAAGTCATTCTTACAAGACGAAGTTGATGCTTGGATTAGAGATAACTACTTCGTTTATAAAGAAGATCTATGCGCAAGAGACACTGGTCTAATTCTTGACGCAGTTCGTCGTGATATGGCAACCGGTGCAAATGTTAATTCAGTATTCGCAGGTTTAGCTTATCGTTCAGGTAACGCAAGTGCTACTGAAGTTGTTACAAACCAACTTACAGAAACAGTAGGTGCTATCACTTGGCTTAAAGGACAAATCCAAGTTATTACTAGCGGAACTGGCGAAACAAGAGCTAATGCGGCGTTTGATGAAATTATCGACATCATGCAAAACGGTGTCGGCGCTGCCGATGCTATCGTGTTTGGAACATCATATGTTTCAGAAGATGCTCTAAGAGCAAAAGAAGCCCTTCAAGCAAACAAAGCATTCTTGCAAGCAGAAGTTACTTCTTGGATCTCAAACACTCACCCAACTCTAACATACGATGTTGCAGATTGTGAGAGAGACCTTGGCTACTTTATCGATGCTATCTCATGGGATATTCAGCATGGTTCAAACGCAGCAACACTGAAGAATGCAAGACTTTACTTCGATAACGCAGTAGGTGTTCTTGCTGAAGAAGAAAAGCCAATTACTGCAGAAGCTTATAAGCATATTGGTAAACTTGCAGGAATGATTGTAAGAGAAGAAGCGGTAACACCAGAATCTCTTCTAACTCAAACATTCAATGCTTCAAGTAACGCTTTAACACCAACGACTGCTTCATACGATCCAGTAACAGGTGTTATGATTGTTACGATCCCTTCGCATGGCTTAGAAGTTGGTGAATATGTAGTAATTGACCAAGAAAGCATTACATTCTCTTGCCCAGATGGTGGAACCCCTGTAAATATTTCTCACCCAAGAGAAACAGACCCATACTTCAATACACCAATCCACGTCGATGCGGTTACATTAAACACTATTACTCTGCAAGTTGGAAACGCTGGTGGATATACTGGAGCCCATACATTCGTAAGTGCTGATGCAGATTCAATTAGACCATCTGTAAGTCCATCAGTTGCTCAAGAAGTTGTTAACCTATTCGAAGCAATCGGTAACATTGTTCTAGAAGATGACTTTGTAGAAACATTCACAAATGCAGGTTATGGAACTGGAATTCCTCAGATCAAAGAACCAACTCTTGTTGGAACTGGATATGACTCAGCTATCAATGCTCAGTACGAGAGAATTTCTGGTGCAACAGTTAAGTATCAAAGAGAAATCATCGACTTCATTCGTGAAGAATACAACGGTCTTGGCTTCGATACAGATCTTTGCTACAGAGATACCGGTCTCATCGTAGACGCAATTACTGAAGATATGGAATACGGTGGTGATGGAGCAGCTACAAACGCTGCAGCATTCTACTTCAACAATGCAGTAAGCATTCTTCCATACGAGCAAAGAGAACCAACAAGACTAGCATTTGAGCACCTAGCCGATGTTATTGAAGATGTTGTTCAAGGTATTGTAGTAACACCTACAACAGGTAATACTACAACCCAGATCACTTCTGGACTCACCTCAGATGCTGCTACAGGACTTAGAGCTAAGACCCTTACTAACATTATATCATCTACTGTAGATAACAGACTGGTCATTCCAGACTATGCTGGTTCGCTTGATATTGGACAACAGACTCCAGAACCTCTGCCATCTGCTGATCCAGATACGTTACCTGCTATCGAACCAAGCAGAACATTTGCTCGTAAGTCTCTACAAAAGAACAAAGCGTTTATTCAAAACGAAGTTGTTGCCTTTATCAACGACAAATACTTCGTTTACAATGAAGATAAATGTGCAAGAGACTCGGCTTATATTCTAGATGCAGTAAGAAGAGATGTTCAAACTGGCGCTGATTACAACTCAAGAATCGCTGGTAAAGCTTACAGATCAGGAACTATCGGTTCAAACGTTGTAATAAACGATCAACTTGCAGAAACAGTAGAAGCAATCAAGTTCATCAAGAAAGATGTAGAAGCTGTATTAACCGGAACTGCTCTTGTAAGAGCAACTACTGCGTTTAACAACATAATCGCAGCGATGGTTGATGATTATAATACTGACACAGCAAACTACAATTTTGGAACTGCTACCATCTCAACAAACGCGACAAACGCTCGTGTTGGTCTGCAATTAAACAGAGACTTCTTAAAAGCTGAAGCGATCGCTTACATTACTGTAAATTACCCATCACTAGTTTATAATACAGCTAAGTGCGCAAGAGATATCGGCATTATGGTTGATGCGATTTCTTACGACATCACACACGGCAGCAACGTTGCTATCCGTGATGTTTCAAGACTATACTTCGAGAATGGAAATCCAGTATTACCAGCAGATCAAAGAATTCCAACAGCAGCTGTGTTTAACCGCATTGCTACAGTTGCAGAATTGGCTCTTCTAAAGCAGCCTATTACTAAGTCAGTTGGCAACGCTCTTAATCCTTCTACAGCGTTTGGAACCGTTAATCCATCAACAGCTCAAATTGCTCAGAATCTGTTTGAAATCTTAGCTAATGTAATCTCAGCGAATTCTCTAGTAAATATGCCAGCGGCAATAGAAGCTACATCAACTGTAGTAGATGCTACTGGTTATAGCTACGACGCAGAAGCTGCTCTAATCGAAGGTCGTAAGACTTCTATTCAATCAAGTATCAACGAATATCTACAAAACACATTCGATTATCTTGAGTATAATCAAGTTAAGTGCCGCAGAGATGTTGGTTATATGGTTGACGCGATTTCACACGACATTCAATACGGTGGCAACGCTGCTATGTGGAATGCTGCACAGATCTACTTTGTAAACATGACAAACCTACTTCCACTTGATCAAAGAGATGCGACAAGAGAAGCATTTACAAGAATGGCTAACGTGATCCATGACGTTATTCGCAATGTTGCAGTCGTAAAATCGCCAGGAAACTCTTCAGTACAAGATACATCAAACCTCACAGCTAGAAGAGAGATTGCTGCTGAAGCAAAAGCTCTTGGCCTAATGGTTGCAAACATTGCTGACGATAACAACCCAGATAATCTACCATCACGCTTCGAGCCACAAACAGCTTGGATGCCAGCTATCGTTAAGACTGAAAAAGATAAAGTCGATAATGCTCTAGAAACTCTAGTAACAAGCATGATTAACTTCATCTCTACAGAATACAACGGTATCAGTTATCCAAAAGAAAAGTGCCGCAGAGATGTTGGTATCATCGTCGACGCCCTATCTTACGACGTTCAGTATCGCACAAACTATGCTACAAGACTTTGCGCGAATATGTACTTCGACAATGCAATAAGCGTTCTTCCATTCGATCAAAGAATTCAAACTGCTGACTTCTATGTAACAATGGCTGAATTAGTAAAAGATGTTATTAGAGAGCTTGCTGTCGGACAAGATGTTACAGGTTCACCTGCTACTGCAGTTGAAGCTGAATGGGCTGCAGACATGATTCGTATCATCGAAGAGGCAATTCGTAGAGATAGTCTAGATGCTCTACCAGAACTTATCGAACCAGATACTTCATGGGTAGCTGCAGCTGAAATAGCTGCCGGTGAAGCAATCGACGCTCAACTCAACGAGCTTGGAGATGATGTAACACAGTTCTTAAGAGACAACTTCACTATCGTCGATTACAGCAAAGCAAAATGCCGTCGTGACTCAGGTTATATTCTAGATGCTATGTCTTGGGATCTTAACTATGGTGGTAACCTTGCTTCAAGATGGAATGCTGACTTCTACTACTGGAATAACCAACTTCGTATTCCAGAAAATACAAGAGAAGCAACAGCGAAATCTTATCGTAAACTTGGTGAGATTGTAAGCAAGGTTGTAACTGGAAGCTATCCAGGACAGCTACTTCGCCCAGAACTTGGCGGCGAAGCACAATCAACTCAAGCTTATGATCTTGGATTGATCTTCTATAATGCACTGTTCTACAATACACCAAAAGCTCTTGGCCCGACAATTAAGCCAAACTTCGAGTGGGAAGAAGATCAACAGTTTAGATTCGCTAAGGATATTCTAAGCAATAATAAGGCAAAGCTACAACGTGAAGTTCAGAGATTTATTACTTCTGAATATAAGTTTATCGATCTACCAAAAACTTATCGCGATGCTGGTAACCTACTTAAGATCCTACAGAACGATATTAAAGATGAGTCTGGTCGTCCAGGTGGATACAATCTTCCAGGTGGTCCAGTCAGCACAGGATCTGATAGAGCAACTAGATCATTTGTTGGTGCGTTGTTTAACATCAATGCTCAACACGTGTTCCCAGTGTTTAACCCACCATCATCGTTTGCTAACTGGCGCAGACTGAAATTTAAAGGAACTGTTGCAAACTCTACTGCAAGAGATGCATTAACAAACAAGAAGCGTTGGGACTCATACATTATTCCGATAAATAACAGTGGAAACCGTTATGTAGGTGAAATCTGGTACTGGACTGGTACAACATGGGCGTCTGCTGGACAGAATAATACTGATCTTCTAGATTCCTTTGTTGGTGCGTGGGAGCGTATCAGAGATTACATAAATAACAATGTAGCAACACAAATTGTACAAAGAACAATGATAACTGAACTCATCGACAACGTGCTTATTGATAGTGTTATTAGACCGGATTTCCTAGTATTCGGTTCGCTAGTTGAATCTATCGCTCACCAGTTTAACGGTGCGTCGGCAGGTGTTAACAGAAACGCACTACCACTAAACTTCAGAAACGTAGGTGCAGCAATTGGTGCAAATGCGTCGGTTCTATCTGAAAACGGTGGACGTATTAGATGGTCGGGTTCTGACGAATTAAATAACCAGTACTTCGCAAGAGGTCTAAAAATTAATGGTAGAACCGGTCGTATCGAAGGTCGTCCGTTTACATCATCGGTGAGAAAACTAGCAAGAAGAGCATCTAACTCAAGGGCATCACTATAATGGCTATTACAACTATCGTAACATCTCAGTCGCCAGACGCTAAACCGGTAGCTAAATCTTTTACTTTAACTACCAACTGGCAAACAATGATCGAAGTTCCAAACTATGAAGTACCTGAACTTGTGTTTGGTGGTTCAACTACGATCGAACCTGGTGTTGGTGAAGTTATTTCACCTCTCATGCTCTGTAACTTTACAGCAAACACTGTAGCAGTTGATGTTAGAACTTACAGATATGTAGAAAACGACACATTTTTTATTGTAAGAAATTTACAAATCCCAGGTTTTGATACAATTCCTTTACCGCTTAACGGTCAATTCTTTAAGTCCGGTGATTTATTAGAAATTAAAGCAGATACAAACCTATCTGTTGACGCTACGTTATCATTTACTCTTGGACAAGCTGAGGAGGATGACGTATAATGCCATTTCGTTCTTTAGGTGGTAGCCGAATCATTGGATCTGGTGTTCCTCAACCAACACCGATCACATTAGATCCAGCACCGTATTTAGGCTCTTTAGTTTATGGACAAGACGGACGCGTTTACGCTTCTAATGGTACTGCCTGGGTCGATATAGGTTCAGGTGCTGTTGGTCCTCAAGGTATTCAAGGTACTACTGGTGTTCAAGGTTTACAAGGTGATTACGGCCCTGGATTTACTATCGTTGGTTCTGTAGCTAACGTAGACACAGGAGGCGACCCACAAGCTACTCTTAATACTGCCTTTCCTACTGCAAGCATAGGCGATGGTGTTATCGATGAAACAGATGATGAGCTTTGGGTTTATGTTGGATCGAGTGTTTGGGTAAATATCGGTTCATTCCGTGGTGTACAAGGTTTTACCGGTATACAAGGTATTCAAGGTAATCAAGGTACAATCGGTGAAGAAGGTATTCAAGGTTCTCGTGGTTTCCGCGGAAACCAAGGCATTCAAGGTTTTCAAGGAACTACTGGTATCCAAGGAACACAAGGCATTCAAGGTTTTCAAGGGCCGCAAGGTACCCGTGGTCTTCAAGGTGTTCAAGGTACCCGTGGTATTCAGGGCTTCAGAGGTATCCAAGGCACGCGTGGTCTTCAGGGAGTTCAAGGCGACCAAGGTCTACAAGGCGATACCGGTATTCAAGGTATAGCCGGTGATTTCGGAGGTCTTTCTTACGACTTTACATATAGCAATGTTACTACAGATGCGGATCCTGGAACTGGTAACGTTCGCTTTAGTAGCACAAACCTTGCTTCTTCTGGTCTTGTCATGTATATTGACGACCAAGATGATGGTGGAGTACAAGTAACTGATGGTATTATGACTGAACTAGCAGGTGTTGCCGGCTCGGTCAAAGGTTACATGAAAATTGTAAATGGTGCTAACATCTACGATCAAGCAACATTTAGAATTGACTCTAACTTAGTAGACGCAACAGGTTATTGGAAAGTAGATGTAACTCTAATTAATGGTGTTACGTCATTTACTAATGGTACTGATTTTAGAATTTCATTTGTAAGAAACGGTGAGCAAGGTATTCAAGGACCTCGTGGTTTTCAAGGCGTTCAAGGAACACGCGGTATTCAAGGCAACACTGGTATACAAGGCGATCAGGGACTACAAGGTATTCAGGGACCTCGTGGTATTCAAGGTACCCGCGGTATTCAGGGTATTCAAGGACCTCGTGGTTTCCAAGGCGTACAAGGTACACGCGGTATTCAAGGCAATACTGGTATCCAAGGTGAGCAAGGTCTGCAGGGTGATACTGGTATTCAAGGTACTACCGGTATTCAAGGTTCAAGAGGTGTTCAAGGTCTTTTAGGTGATACTGGTTCTCAAGGAACTCAAGGTTTTCAAGGTACAAGAGGAATACAAGGAGTTCAAGGGGTTGCTGGTTCTTACGGCGGCGCTGCATTTGAATATAATTACTCCCCTGATATTACTCCAACTGCTCCAGCAAGTGGTGTTTTAAAGCTTAACTCATCTACCGTAACATCAGCAACTATTATTAGACTATCAGACACTGATGCTTTTGGAAGTAATATTGAAACTTTCTTAAGAACTCTTGATCTTTCTTCAAGCGCTCTTAAAGCTTATATTAAAGTTACTTCTATCCAAAATCCGCAAAATTTCTTATTGTATTCTCTGAATAGCTTAACAGAAGCATCTACATCGTTCAACTTCTCGGTAACATACTTATCAAAGTCACCTGCCGCAGACGCTGCTTATTTTACAACTAATCCAGACATAGTTGTTTCATTCACTGTGACTGGTGATCAAGGTGTACAAGGCTTCCAAGGCTTCCAAGGTGCTACAGGTATACAAGGTGATCTAGGTATTCAAGGACCAACCGGTGCTGGCACTCAAGGTATTCAGGGTATTCAAGGTGATCTTGGATTCCAAGGTGTACAAGGTTTCCCAGGACCAATCGGACCTCAAGGCATTCAAGGTGTAGAAGGTTCACAAGGTACTGGTGGTTTACAAGGATCTACTGGTGGATTTGGTGGTATTACTTTTGATTACACTTGGAGCACAAATACTGTAGCAACAGATCCTGGTGTAGGTTTCCTTAAAGTTAATAACGCATTAGTTCCTTCTGCAACAGCGCTGTACATAGATGATAGAGACGATAACTTTGTCGATATTCAACCGTTCCTTAGAACTATTGATGACTCTACAAGTCCAATCAAAGGCCACTTTAAAATTACTGCTAAAGCTGATCCAGCTGATTTCGCTATTTTCTCTATCAACTCTCTTGTAGAAAATGCAGGTTACTTTACAGTTAGCTGTTCTCATGTTTCTGGTACTGAAACTGCTTCGTTCCCGAATAACTATGACGTTACTATTACGTTCTCAAGAACTGGTGATATCGGCCCTGCCGGTCCACAAGGAACAAGAGGTATTCAAGGCTTTACGGGTATTCAAGGTAATAATGGAGAAGGTGCACAAGGTATCCAAGGACCTAGAGGTCCACAAGGTACAAGAGGTTCTCAAGGTACTGCCGGTTTCGTTGGTGGATCTGGTATTCAAGGCTTCAGAGGTTTCCAGGGTTTCCAAGGCATTCAAGGTCTAGCTGGTAACGATGGGCAAGAAGGTTCTCAGGGCGCTCAAGGTATTATCGGTCCTCAAGGTGTTCAAGGTGAATCTGGTGCGCAAGGTGTGCAGGGTGAACGTGGTTTAGATGGTACAGGCGCTGCAGGTATTCAAGGCTTTAGAGGTTTCCAAGGCTTTACTGGAGCAGGTATCCAAGGTTTACAAGGTATTCAGGGTAATCTAGGATTCCAAGGTGCTAATGGTTCTGGTAACCAAGGCACACGAGGCCCGCAAGGTTTTATCGGTGACGATGGTTTCCAAGGTGTGCAAGGACCAGCTGGTTCTGGTAACCAAGGTACATTCGGTATTCAGGGCCCACAAGGTCCAAATGGTCCTCAAGGTATATCTGGAGAAGGCAACCAAGGTACACAAGGTTTCCAAGGAGCTGCTGGTATCGGTGACGAAGGTCTTCAAGGTGTTCAAGGCTTCCGTGGTTTCCAAGGTATTACCGGTAGTTTTGGTGGAATTGGTTTACAGGGTACAAGAGGTTTCCAAGGTTATTATGGATTCCAAGGCGCTACTGGACTTGGTGTTCAGGGTATTCAAGGTAGACGTGGTGTTCAAGGTGACCTTGGTGTTCAAGGTTTCCCAGGTGCTGGTGCACAGGGTATTCAAGGTTTCCAAGGTACTGCAGGTATTCAAGGTGGCTTTGGTTATCAGGGTACACAAGGTATGCAGGGCTTTGGTAACGAAGGATCTGTTAAGAACCTACAAAACATCCACACTTCGAATCTTCAAACAACTGCGATGTTTATCACGTTTGTTGAAGGTGGCGCTACTGAAAGACCACTTCTCGCTACTCTTGGTCCAAACCCAGGAGGAGAAAGTAACTTCTATTATACCGGAGCTGCTGACGAGTTAAGTGTAGAAAACATTAACGTAGGTGGAAACATTACTGTTGGAGGTACTGTATCTGCAGCTGGTATTTCTGGTATAACAGACGATCTAGTCATACCTGCTGATGTGGCCGTAGCTTACGACAATAGCGAACTTGTTAGAATGTTCTATGAAGGAGCAACTACTAGATTCACTATCGATACTGATATTTCAGTGGTAAGTAGTATTAGAATTGACAACAAAACTTCTGGCGCAGCAATATTTACATTCAACGTAGCTACCGGTGAATTTATTGCAACCGGTGATGTTACTACAAACTCTGACGCTCGTCTAAAAGAAAACGTGATTAATATTGATAACGCTCTAGATAAAGTTATGAATATGAGAGGCGTTTACTTTAATAAGATCGATAATCCAGATGTTAGAAAAATTGGTCTTATCGCTCAAGAAGTAGAATCTGTAATCCCAGAAGCAGTTTCCACTGACAGCGAAGGAGATAAGATTAAGAGTGTTGCATATGGCAGCTTAATTGGTCTTCTCATCGAGGCAATTAAAGATCTGAATGAAAAAGTTGATCACATCAAGGACTTCAAGGTTTAATGATTTAGATCTAGTATGAATCAAAATGGGGAGCGCTTTAGTGCTCCCTTATTTTTTGTTCAGTTTTACCTATTATAAATAAAGATAAAATAAGAAGAGATTTAAAATGGGATCAAGAGCAAATATTTACATAGACCAAGGCGGCGATTTTAGAATTACTGTTGAACTCTTTGATGAGAACGATTTAGATCTTCCTATTAGTTCTTACAATTTTTATGCAGATATGAAAAAGATGTACTCTTCAAAAAGAGCCGCAGAATTCGAAATACAAAAATCAAACAATGACATCACTCTTGTGCTATCATCAGATATTACTGCTACTTTGACTCCTGGAAAATACGAGTACGATGTCCTAATGAGAAAGCCTACTGGAGAGATGTCCAAAATCGTTGAAGGGCTAGCGTTCGTTATTCCAACCGTTACGGAGGTATAATGAGCATTAAAGTCAGAGTCGGCCAAACACAAAACGTAAGAATTGTAGCGGCTGGAGAAAAAAGACCCGTTATTGTTCCGGATTCAGTTGTTCTCGGATTAGATACTATTGGAAATTATATTAGCCGCATCGATGGTGGTGCTGGGATTATCGTATTTCCAGAAGATAATATTGAAACAGCGAATATAGTAATTTCTCATGCGAGTACTTCTTCTGAAGTAAGCTCTAATAATAATGTATTAACATTCTTTAGAAATATAGACATAGATCAATTTGGTCATGTCACATCATTCTATAATACATCATTTAATCCAAGTAACTTCTTAGCTAATTCTTCTGTAATTTCAACTCAAGATATTATATTCGGCAATACAGCTATTACACTTGGTGATAGCGTATCAGATCTTACTGGTTTTAATCTATTAAGCGCTGTTAGTTTAGATGTTCAAAATATAACAAATAGCGCTAATACGTCTATAGACTTTAATGAGCAAAGATTATCTAATGTTCTAGAACCTATAGACTCAAGAGACGTAGTTAACAAAGCTTGGCTTGATTTTGAGCTTGATAGAATTCAAGAAACAGTAAAAGTTGTTGCTGATCCAATTGCGCCAACCGACGCTGCAAATAAAAGATACGTAGATAATTTAGTTCAAGGTCTTCGTGTAAGACCATCGGCCCTTGCAGCTACAACTGCTGATCTTGGTGCTACATTTAACGTTGGTAACACAACATTTGCATCAACACTTACAATTTCTCCGAGAGCTTTCCTTTATGTTGATGATGTTACAGCTTGGGAAGTTGGGTCAAATCTTCTTGTAAAAGATCAAATAAATCCAATTCAAAATGGTAGCTACGATCTTATTCAAAAAGGTAGTGCTAACACCGAATGGGTATTTCAGAGAAGTTTCTGGTCTAATGAAAATGCAGAAGTTCCTGGTTCATATGAGTTTGTAACTGATGGTACAGAAAATGCTGGAACCGGTTGGGTTATAACTGTAGCAGATGCTTCTACATTTGTATTAAACACAGATGCTATTAATTGGGTTCAATTCCAAGGTGAAGGAACTTTCACTGCTGGAACAGGTTTAACTCTTAACGGAACACAATTTAACGTTAACGAGACTCAAACATTCTCTCAGATTAATCCAGCGAATACTGTTCTTACAGTTTCTGGTTCTGGGGCTCTAAGACTTCCTCTTGGAAATTCTTCATCGCGACCAGTAGCTTCTGCTGGTATGGTTCGTTTTAATTCTCAAGACGGACAATTTGAAGGGTACGATGGTATCGCTTGGGCTGGTCTTGGTGGCGTAATTGACGTAGACCAAGATACAAAAATACTTGCAGAAAATAGTCCTGGTGCCGATAACGATCAACTTAAATTCTATGCTGGTGGTAATTTAGTAGCTACTTTCGGCGTAAGCAGCGTCTTGTTACAAAGCAATGTAATCATCGGTGATACTTCAGCCGATAAAATAATTGTTAATGGTAATTTTACAAGTAATCTTATTCCTGACGCTGACAGAACTTATAGTCTTGGTTCTGAAGGTAAAAATTGGAATAAAGTATATACAGATTCTATAAGAAGTTCTGATGAAGTAGTTACACTCGATGTAACTGGTGCGCTTCAGCTACCTTCAGCAAACACATCTTTAAGACCTGTTGGGTCTGGTGGTATGCTTCGCTTCAATAGTGAAGACCAAAGATTTGAAGGTTATGATGGCACACAATGGGCAGGCCTTGCTGGTTCTGTAATTGACTTAGACAGAAATACTTACATTATTGCTGAGACTTCTGCTGGTGCAAACAACAACGATCTTGACTTCTGGACCGATGGTGTACATCGTATGCAGATTGATCAAGCTGGTGCTTTAAGATATGGTAGTAATCTTGATAAGCTTATAATCTATTATAACACTGGTGAAATTGTTGTCAACGGAAAAGTGTCGTCTGAAGATATTTTATTCCTTGATTCTAACAATTATATCAGTGCTAGCAATAATACAATCGGTGACGTAGCAGATCCTGTAAATCAGGGTGATGTTGTTACTCTACGTTATCTTGAGAACACTTTCGAATCAAAGCTCGTAATAGTAGATAATGCTAACACATATACTACAGATATCGATCTTCTTCAGGGACCAACTCTGAAGATTGGTCGTGGTCTTGAGATAGAAGAAATCTCTTCTGCAAACAACTCGTTTAAGATTGGTCTTGATGCGCCAATGGCTGGCTCAACAGGCATATATGGTAATGATAACTTCGTTCCTCGTATTAGAATTACTGAAGACGGTCGTATTGATTTTGCTACAGAAATTCCTATTGAACTTGTTGCTAACGCTATTCCTGACTTTACAGAAACATCACGTGATATTATTGGTCTTATGTTTACAAGCGGTGTCCACGAGGGCATTATCGTTGTAAACGACGACGCTAATGATAGAATGAATCTTCTAGCTAGAAACTTCAATATTTCTCTAGGTGGTGCTCTTTCTGGCAGTGCTGAAGTTAATCGTCTTTCAAACACTACAATTAACGCTGCTATTACTGCTAATTATGTTGGAAATATTGGAACTTCTGCAAACAGCGGAATCATAGTTTCATATACACCAGCTCCTGATGCAAACGCTTCTATAACATTAGATTTTGCTCAATTAAACAACGTCTATCTGCCGTTAACTGGAGGCACACTAACTGGAGACATTAGAGCTCCTCGATTTGTAGACTCTGCTAATACTCAATTTTTCGTAGACCCGGCTGGTACTTCGAGAATTAACTCTGTTACAGTTGGTTTTGGACAATCATTCTCACAAATAGATATGAAAGATGGAGCTTCGTCTTCTTCTTTCCTTTACGCTACTGGCGGTAAGATTGGTTTCCTTGATAATACATTTAACTTTGCGTCTTATTCAGAAAGATCTACCGGTGACTGGTATGTTCCTAATGGTGACGTAAGAGCAGAAAGATTTATTGACCACGACGCTCCGACTTATCTGTTACACCCAGGTGGAACTGGTACTTACTTACATTCTGTTGAAGTTCAAAATACATTGCAAGGTGGTAATATTGCCATCAACACAAATACAATTTCTTCGACAACCGGCGGTATTATTATTAATTCGGCGAATGGCGTAATCAATGTAAGTAATGATAGAATTGAAAATCTAGCAGATCCAGTAAACGTCCAAGACGCTGCAACGAAAGCATATGTTGATGCGGTAGCTCAAGGACTAAGAGTTATTCCTTCTGCTCTTGCTGCAACTACTACAGATCTGGGCGCTACTTATAATAACTTGGCTGGAACACTTACAATACCAGCAACAGCAACTCTCAATATTGATGGCGTAACTACGTGGTCTCTCGGAAGTAGATTGCTTGTTAAGAATCAAGGAAGCGCAATTCAAAACGGTTCTTATGAACTTACACAAGTTGGTAATGGATCTACTACTTGGATATTCACTCGTGGATCATATTTTAATCAGACATCTGAGATTCCTGGTGCGTTCCAATTCGTAACAGACGGTACACAAAATAGAAGTACTGGCTGGGTTGCAACAGTAACTGACGCTGAAACATTTGTTCTCGGTACTAATGATATCGTTTGGTATCAATTCTCTGGTGCTGGTACATACACAGCTGGAACCGGTTTAACGCTTGACGGAGTAGAATTCTCAATCACAAGTCCACAGTTTACTCTTATTGGAGAATCTGGGGCAAACACTGATATATCATTAGGTGGAACACTTACAATCGAAGGCACAGCCGGAGTAAATACTACGATCTCTGCCGGAAAAGTTTCTATCGCTGTTGATGAATTAGATGGCGGAACATTCTAACCTTTATAGGTTTTAAAGAGAGGACATAGATATGTCAACAACAATTAAGCTGCGCAGAAGCGCAGTTCCTGGACGTGTACCTACTACGTCACAGTTAGAACTCGGCGAAATTGCAATCAACACCGCCGACGGTAAATTATATTTCAAAAGATACGACCCAGGTTCAAACACTGAATCTATCGTTGATATGTCCGCAGATCTTAACGCAAACGCAATTCTTGATCTTATCAAAGGAGTTGACGGCGCTAACTCTGGTTTAGACGCTGACCTTCTTGATGGCCAACATGGAAGTTATTACTTAGATTATAATAACTTCGTTAACGTTCCTCCAGCGTCATTCGATCTTACATTAACCGGTAAAGTAACTGGTACTGCGTTTTCAAACACCGGCGTAATGACTCTTGCAACCGAGCTAGCGAACACTGGAGTGACCGCTGGTGAGTATGGTTCTGCTTCCTTAGTACCAATCATTACTATAGATGAGGATGGCCGTATCACTTCTGCGAACACTGTGTCGGTGGCTGGTGTTGATAATACTTACTGGACAGTTGCTAACAATACATTCACTATAGAAACTGCTGATGGCGGAGCCTATAATACTGTAATTGAAGATTTTACTGATATCACAGTAAATGATCTAACTGCAAACAACATCATAGTAAATGGATTAGTCGATGGCCGTGACATTGCAGCAGACGGTGCAAAGCTCGATTTACTTGAAGATGGTTTAGATCTTACATTAACTGGAAAAGTTACAGGTTTTGCATCTTCTAACACTGGTGTAATGACTCTAGAAACAGAACTTGCGAATACTGGCGTTACAGCTGGCACATATGGTTCTTCTACTGCAATTCCTGTTATTACTGTTGATGAAGATGGTAGATTAACTTCTGCAAATACAACACCGGTTGCAGGGGTGGACGATTTTACATACTCAGCTGCAAATAATACGATTACCTTAGAAACTGGTGATGGTTCTGTATTTAATGTTAAAACTGAAACAATTGTTGGATTAACCGGTAAAGTTACTGGAACTGCGACTTCATCTTCTGGTTCTTTAAGCATAACTACAGAACTTGCAAACACCGGTGTCACAGCTGGCACATATGGTTCTTCTACTGCAATTCCGATTATTACTATTGATGAAGACGGTCGTATTACATTAGCAAATACAGCTTCTGTTGCCGGTGTTGATGATTTTTTCTGGACTTCATCGAATAATACTCTCATTCTACAAACTGGAGATGGAAGTTCTTATTTAGTTCCAATAGAAACATTTACAGACATTGAAGTAAATGATCTCACTGCTAACAACATTATAGTTTCTGGACTCGTAGATGGCCGTGATGTTTCTGCTGATGGTTCTAAACTCGATGGAATTGAATCAGGAGCAACAGCAGATCAGACAGCGTCTGAGATTCTATCATTACTTCTTACTGTAGATGGTGCAGGAACTGGTTTAGATGCAGATTTGCTTGACGGTCAACATGCTAGTGATATCATTGCTGCTGCTTCGTCTGCTGCAGCAGCGAATGTTGGAAATGGAAACGTGCAAATTTCAAGTGGTTCGGGACTTACCGGTTCTGGATCGTTTAATCTTAATGATTTTTCTAACACTACTATTACACTTTCACACGCAGATACTTCTTCTGTCACAGATGTAAACAATAGTAATGGAAATGTAATTCAAGATATTACTTTTGATACGTTCGGCCACGTATTAACTATCGGATCTGTTGATTTAGACGGTAGATATTATACAGAAACTGAAATAGATGCTAATTTCTACACTAAAACTCAATTAGACGCCGGTCAACTCGATAACAGATACTATACTGAGACCGAATCTGATAGTAGATTTGTAAATACAGCTGGCGATACTATGACCGGCGAGTTGACTGTTAATGCTTTGATTTCTCAAGAGCATTCATCATTTGTTTCAGCAACTTCTACAAAAACTTCTACTTCGCAAAGTGTTCTTTATGCGTTTCCATTTGCTACGTATAGTGCAGCAGAAGTGATTATTACAGCCAACCAAAGTACTAATAGACATGTTACAAAGCTATTAATAACTCATGACGGAACTACTGCGATCGCAACAGAATATGGTACAGTCTTTACAAATGCCGAATTGGCTTCATACAACATAACAATTTCAGCCTCTGTATTGCAAATTCTAGTGACACCAGCTTCAGCAAGTTCAACAACATTTAAGATAGTTGGTACTCTTATTAAAGTATAAATAACATAAAATAAGAAGCCAATCTGGGGAGAGTGAACCGTGGCGAACGATAAAAAGTTTATAGTCAAAAATGGCCTTTTGACTCAACAAACAGTAGTAATTGGTAGCGCAACCGACAATGGAGTAAACAAACTTCAGGTTACAGGCAGCTCTATTTTTACTCAGAGTACTTCTGCAACACCTACTATTAGCATCACTAATACTGGTGGCACGAGTAACTCAATTATCGCTCAATTTACAGGTGACTCAGATAGTCTTCGAATCTTAAACATTGGTACTGGCGATTATGCCATTGTAAACTCTCAACAAAATAATGGGATTCGCTTCTACGATGACACGGCTGGTGTAGAAATTCTCTACAACGGTTCTGTAGATGTTGCTTTCAATTCAACAGGCATTGATTTTAAGCGCCAACCAACATACAACGGTTCGGTTTTCTGGAATGCTAATAACGATGGATCGGGATCTGGTCTTGACGCAGACTTACTTGATGGCATAGATTCTCTTAGATTCTTACGTTCTGATGAAGATGATACATTTAACGGTAATCTCACCATCACAGGTAATCTTACTGTTTCTGGTAATACGACTACAGTTAACACAGAAACTATTCTTCTTGCTGATAACATTATCACTCTCAATAGCAATTACACAGGTTCTACTCCATCAGAAAATGCTGGTATTGAAGTAGAACGTGGAACACTTACAAATTCTTCTTTAGTTTGGGATGAAACTAACGATTGGTGGAAACTCATTTCAGTTGGAACTGATCTCGGTAGAATTATTACTACCGCTGATGAAGGTTCTGGTAATGGATTCGATGCTGACACAGTTGATGGTCTACAAGCAGCTCAGTTCCTACGTTCTGACGCTAATGATACTGCCACTGGAGATATTATTTTTCAAGGAACAATTACGGTCGGTAATAATACTGCTGCCGGTGCTACCATTATTATGGATGGGGAAGCCGGTAATAGATATATCTTTTCAAATAATAACGAAATTGGCTTCCTTAACTCTGCTTTTGCATATGCGGCGTACTCAGACGGTTCGAATAACTGGAGAGTTTTAAACGATACTTATGCTAAAAGATTTATCGATTCAGATAATAACACTTATCTCTTAGATCCAGCTTCAACTTCAGTTCTCAATATTATTGATCTCGAAGGTCAAATCCGTCACAACGGTGACACCGATACGTATCTAAATTTCAACGCAGCAGATTCATTTGAAGTAAGAACCGGGGGCTCTCAAAGATTAACAGTAACTAACACAGCTGTTACTGCGATAAATCAAATGCGCTCACCGATTTACTATGATAATGACGATATTACATATTACGGTGATTTTGCTGGAAATTCAAGATTAAATGATATTACTCTTGTTGGCGAGATTATCGCAGATGGCGACACGAATACTTATCTTGATTTTAACGCAGAAGACAGTTTTCAGGTTGTAACTGGAGGTACAGCAAGATTAACAGTAAGTAATACTGCAGTTACTGCTTCAGTAAATATGGTTGCTCCACAATTTGTTGATAGTAGCGATAATGCTTATTACGGTGATTTTGCTTCTACTTCTGTAATGAATAACATTTCTCTTGAAGGAAATCTTCAACACAACGGTGACACCGATACTTACATCACATTCCCAGCCTTAAATCAAATTGGCTTTTATACTGCGTCAACAGAAAGATTTCTTATCACCGACACTTATGCTCAATCTTCAAACGATTTAAGAGCTCCAAGATTTGTTGATAGTGCTAACTTTAATAAGTTTGCAGACCCAGCTGGAACTTCAGAATTCAACTCAGCAAACTTCTATAGCGGTGCTGCTAACAACTCAGTAAACATTGGTATTGGTGCTACTGAAAGATTTAATATCGATATAACTGATGGTCAAGGATTTATTCGTTATATTCAAGACGAAACAGATACCACAGATCATTCAGTTAATTTCCAGATTATTTCTACAAGCACAGGTTTAAACAGATTCAATTTCAATAAGAATATTGATGTTGGTTCTAACAGTGTAACAGGTGCCTTTGGTGTATTCTCTTCTGGTGTTTACGCTCCTGTTTTCTATGATAATGATAACGAACTTTTCTATGCAGACTTTAATAACACAGACGTTTCTATTAGAGTTGCTGGCGAGATTATTGCGGGTGATGGATCGTTAACCACACCGACGTTCTCATTCGTTTCAGATCCAAACACAGGTATGTATCGTTTCGCTGCAGACACTATTGGATTCTCTGCAGGTGGCAACGACGAGTTTAGAATCTACACGACTTACGCACAAGCTGTTGGTCAGATGCGTGCTCCTATCTATTACGATAGTGATAACACTGCGTATTACGGTGATTTCGCAAGCTCATCTGTGATGAATACAATTGGAATTGATTCCGATCTTTTCCATAATGGTGATACTGATACTAAGCTTTCATTCAATACAGATTCAATTACGTTAACAACTGCTAACGTAGTAAGATTAACAGCAAACACAACTGCTCTTACATCATCTCTTAATACTTATGCTCCTCGTTTCTACACAGATGATTATCTAGTACACGTAGGAGATGAAAATACTTACGTTGGATTTGATGCTAATGATACATTCGGTGTTTGGACTAATGGCGCGAATAGATTAAGTATTACTACTACTGCCATTACCGGTTCTGTAAACTTTGTCGGACCAAGATTTGTAGATAGTGATAATAATGCTTATTACGCAGAACCAGCTTCTTCGTCAGTATTTAATACTCTAGGAATTGATTCAGATCTATTCCACAACGGTGATACTGATACTAAGCTTGCTTTCGCAACAGACTCTATTGCTCTTAACACCGCTGGTGCTACAAGACTTACCGCTAATAACACCGGCGTTTATACAACAAATCTATATTCATCAGGTGTTGTTGACGCTGTAACTGCTGTATATGCTCCTATCTATTATGATAAAGACAACAACAGCTATTACGCAGATTTTGCAAATACCGGTACTTCTATTGTTGCTGCTGGTAAAATTGCTGTAGGAAAAACTTCTGCCTCAGCTATGGTAGATGTTAATATTGCTACCGCTATGGGAGCAAATCCATATGCTGCCGGTAATCAATATATTAAACTTGGTGACGCTAGTGTAGTAGACTTCTCTATCGCTGGCGATAACTTAAGAAATATTTGGGGTATTATAGAAAGCTCTGCGCAATTTGTATTTGCGGATTCTGCAGCTACAATTCTTCTTTCTATGGATGCTACTGCAGGTGATGTTATTGTTGGAGACCAGACAGCTCAATACGCAACATCAGATGGAGTGCCAACTTTTGTAGGTGCGCTGGACGCAAATAAGCTTCATGTAAATGGTTCTGTTCAACTTAACGGAATCAACAACGCGATCTCAATCTATGCTGCAGACGCTGGCAACACAGCCATTAGCTCAGCAACATTCCTTGCTGTTAACGAACTAGGATTTAGTGGTGGTGGCGGGTTCTATATGAACGACACCACAAACATTAGAGTAAAAAATAACAAAACTCTTACATCTACTGGTGATTTCCAGGCAGCCCGTTTTGTTGATGTAAGCGACACAAACTATTTTGTAGATCCAGCTAGTACCTCAGTAATGAATCGTATCGGTATTGATGATTATATTCAACATAACGGTGATACAGATAATTACTTCGGTTTTGCTGCTAATGATACATTCCGTGTCTTTACAGGAAACACTCAGCGTCTAAACGTTGATAATGACTCTGCAGATTTTGCTGTAGATGTATATGCTCCTCGTTACTTTGATTCAGCTAACAGCTCTTATTATGTAGATCCAGCATCGACATCTATTATGTCAAGAATCGATATTGACGATTACATTCGTCATAGAGGTGATGAAAACAATTACTTCGGTTTTGAAGCTAACGATACATTCCGTGTCTTCACTAGTGGTACACAAAGATTTAATGTAGACGACAACTCTGCAGATTTTGCTGTAGATGTATATGCTCCTCGTTATTTTGATAGCAATAATAATACTTTTGTAGGCGACTTTGCTGGTACATCAGTATTTGCTCGTGTTACTATGCCGCAAAATACTGTTGGTGTATCTTTCTCTGGAAACTCAAACGTTCCAGACTATTACATCGGTCAAACAACCGGTGATACCGACGCTTGGAAAATTTATGGCGAAAGCCCATCAGGAACTGATACTGCTAGCTTAATCATTGCAGTAGAAGGTGATAGAGATGCTAACGAGCAGATTAGATTTAGATTTAAGAACTCTACAACGTTTGCTACAACCGATGCTCTAGTTGCATACCACGATTATGTTCAAGCTACAACAAGCTTCCGTGCTCCTATCTTTGAAGATAGCAATAACACCGCATTCTATATAGATCCTGCATCTATATCTGTTACGAACACAATGAGAGCAAATCAGTTCCAAATTGATGGCTCTACTTATATTATCGATTCACCAGCTGGCGAGTATGGTTCTATTCGTGTAGAAGGTGCTGTAGATGGAACATGGGCTGGTTACGCAATTCGTGACGACTGGGTCTTCATGGCTGATGGCGCTACAAATGCTGGTATCTATAATGATACAGATAACGAGTGGGCGATTCAATTCATTCGTAACGGCGGAACAGATTTACTTTTCGACGGTATTAAACAAGCTGAAACAGAGAATGGCCATTTCTTAGCAACTAACCAAATGAGAGCACCAATTTATTATGCTCCAAGCAGCACGTCATATTGGTTAGATCTCGACGTAGCAAGCGGTACTGACGCTTTAAGAATACCTAGTCAGATCAATCGCTTGAATTTTACAGCAGACAGTGGTTCTACAAATAACTTCCTTGTTGCTCAAGATCAAAACCATTTTGTTTGGACTCCTGTTACAAACTGGGGTATCTTCTGGGCTACAAACTCTACTGCGGCTTATCGTCATACTCCGTTTGTAGATAATATGATTACGTTCGTAGGTGCAGGAACTGTTCGTGCAGCTATTGATCTAGATAATGGTAACGCGTACTTCCAAGGTGAAGTAACAGCCTCTAACTTTAGAATTAGTGGCGGTAACGAAGATCTTGGTATTCTTAAAACATACGGATCTGGTCTTGCAGATACGAAGATGTTTGATGGCACCGAGTACTGGGAAAAGCGTGTTATTCAAGCCATGCAAGGTGTTGAAGACAGCGCAACTACAGTAACTGCAGAATATGTAAAGAATAACAATGGTCCGTTTGCTTCTACATATGCTTTAAGAACAGATCAATATAGAACCTTTGACTCTGATTATATTCCGGTTGAACCAGGTGAACAAATTTATGGTGAAATCGCTGCAAGATATATTTCGGGATCTGGTGGTCTTGTATATATGGGAATTCGTCGTTACGATAAAGACAAACTTCCTATTACATCAAACGATGGTATTGAATATTTCGTTGTTAGTGCCAATAACTTAACAGACACTAACTGGGTAACATTTAGCGGTCATACAACAATTCCAACGACACACACTCCGTTCAACGGTTCCGATGGCGGGGGATGTAAGTATGTTCGTGTGATTGTTCTTATGAACTATCCAAATGGAACTGGCCCTGCTCTACGTGAATACGGTCCTCCGGTTCTAAAGAGAACAAACCATCTAAGTAATGCGCAGTTCCAAAACGTTACAGTGAATGGAAACGCCAGTGTTACTGGAACTGTAACTGGTACTCAGTTTATCGACGCAAACAATAACGCGTATTACGTCGACCCAGCTAGCACCTCTCTAATGAATGAAATCCATGTTGATGAATATATTCGTCATAATGGTGATACAGACAGTTTCCTTAGATTCATAGGTGAAGATGACGTGCAGCTTGTAGCTGGTGGTCGTCAGATGCTTCGTATGACTGAAGGAACAGATCCTGATAGATTAAGATTTGTAACTGACACGAACTGGACCGATTCTGACGGTGACTGGAACATGTCTCGCGACATCACGGTTGGTAGAACAGGTACTGCTGTTACTGATTTTAGAGCGCCAATCTTCTATGATAGCGCTAATACAACGTTCTATGGTGATTTCGCTTCGACATCACAATTAAACCAACTTATTCTAACTAACGCAGAACCACTTCGTTTTACTACTACATCAACTGCTCTATTCGACTATGAAGGTGCTTCTCTAAACGTTCCATTCAATATGCAAAATACAGGTGGTACTGTATCAGACGGTTCAGCAGATGGTGTTCTTCAGTTAACAAGAATAAACCATAACAATGCTTCAACTACTGCCGGTGCTGGTCTTTACTTCCAACTTAAGGATAGCGCAGGGACTCTAAGAGAGTACGCCGGTATCTATGGTCGCAAGACTGTTGCTGGAATTGGCGGCGGTGAACTTGTATTCATGAACTATGCAAGAAATGAATTAGCTTACTTAAACAGCGGGTTCTTCAGACATACGACAGATGTAAGAGCTCCTCTATTCTCTGATAGTAATGATACTGCGTTCTTTATGGATCCAGCTAGCACTTCTGTAACTAACATCGTGAGAGCGAATCAGCTTCAACTTGATGGTTCTACTTATCTTATCGACACTGCTTCTGGTGATTATGGTTCAATTCAAGTAAGTGGAAATAAAAATGGTTGGGCTGGCTATTCTATTAATGGCCAATGGAACTTCATGTCAAGTGGACCTGGTAATGCTGGTATCTACAACGACACTGATAACGAATGGGCTATTTTAGCAGCACAAAACTCAGATGTTCAGATTTACTTTGATGGTACATGGGAAGAAAGATCTCGTTCTGGATATATGGAAGCTCGTGGTGCTTATTACGCTCCTATCTTCTATGATTCAGATAACACAACTTATAGAATTGATGGTAATGGTACTTCAAGACTTCTAACACTTAACGTTGATAACGTAATTGGCGGTAGTGTTAACGGATATTCTACAACTCTTCTCTTTACCGATAATAGAACTATTTCTCCAAGCGAAGATCCAGCTGGTAGAATGAGATTTGGTTTCACCTCTTGGAACAATAATAACACTTCGCCATATGCTGATTATCTACATCTAAGATCTTATACAGACGCCACAGGTGGATCTGATAATCTTGTGATGTTTAGAAAAGATGCTATCGGTATGCGCATCTGGCAGCAAACTTGGGGTAGTGCTACTGCGTATGCTACAGTTAGAAACGTAGCTATTTACAATGAAAACCCAGGAGCTTCAAACGATCTTTATGCTTCTATCTTCTACGATTCAAATGACACTGCATTCAGAGTTGATCCAAACAGTGTTTCTACTATTAGACAGATGCGTGTTGCTGCTCCGGTTCAAGCAGCTGATTATCTAAATGCTGCTATCGAAGTTAGAGAATTCAACTACGGTGGAGCGCAGACTGACGTTTACGCTACTGCTCCTAGAATAGCTTTCCATTGGAGTGGTAGAGTTGCAAGTCAAATTGCGATGGCGTCTGATGGTGAAATTCGTATTCTAAATAACCCAGGTACTGCTACAGAAGCATTTAGAGCTTCGAACATTACAGCAGAAAGCGCTCTTTATAGCCAAATATTCTATGATAGCAATAATACTGCAAGATTTGTAGATCCGGCATCTACGTCCCAAATGAACCAAATTGTTATCAATGGTCAATCAACAATGGCGACACAGCCAGCATTGGTTGCTAGCAACTTTGGCCACGGCATTTATGGTCTGTACGATCCAACCAGATACCAACACGTATGGAGTATGGGTACTGCTTATAACCTTCCAGCAGACGGTCTAAGCACAGGCGCAACAGCAGGAAATCTATACGGTTTAGCTTGGGCTTTTAACCCGAACCATTCAGTTGCCGGAACAAACGTTCAAGCAAAAGCAGGCCTGAACCATCAGCTTCTTCTTATTCAAAATGGTACTACTACTTTTGCTGCCGGTTCTGGAATGTGGACTTCTGGTATTGCAACCAGCACAAACAGTTTCCGTGCTCCTATCTTCTATGATACCGACGACACTGCTTTTTACTTCAACGGCGCTACATTAAACGACACACGTTTCGAAGGTGTTAATGCCAGAACAAAAGCAATGATGGGTCTTTCTGGGCAAACAAGATCTAGCGCAGAATTATACTCAGCAAGACCTAGAAACACGGCCGATCAAAACTACTGGACGGGCGCAATGGGTTGGTCCACTGTTGATATGAACACCGTCGCAGACTGGGGTTGTGGTTTCATTGATTCTTCTGGTAACCCAGGTAACCAACCAGCCGGCACTTCACACTGGGTGGGTGTTCAAGCTTTACATTTTACTGACGGATCTACTCGTTACGGTTGGCAGATGGTTGGCGGACCAATTGGTAACCTTAGATTTAGAAATACTTGGCCAAGTTTCCAAGCCTGGAGAACGATTCCAGTTCTTGATATTAATAACAATAACGGCGGGGCTATGTACGCTGGTATTTACTACGACTCTGACGATACCGCGTTTTATTGTGATCCAACTGGATTTACTAACCTAAACACTGGTGTACGTGCAACTGACTTCTATGCACGTGATTGGTTCCGTAATGATAATGCTGGTGAAGGTCATTATAACCAAGCAACAGGTGTTCATTCTTATTCTAGAAACGCGAATGAATGGAGACTAGCAGGTAACAATAGCGCTAACGCTATGAACCTTCGTGGTTTAGCTAACTATGATGCAGTGAGCCGCTTCTGGATTCATGGTGCTACAGACGGATACCAAGGTTTCTTAAACGATGCAGGCCAGTGGGTTCTTCGCATCACTCACGCCGACGGATTTTCTCCTGGTATTCGTTTCCAAGAAGAAGCTAACGAAACTTGGACCGGCAACCCAGGTTCTGATGTTGGTAAGATTGAATACCATGCTAACCGTTTCTACATCGCATCAGGTGCAAACTCTGATCGTATCGTTCAGTTTAGAAGAGATGGTACTGACGTATCATTCATTGGTAACGACGGTGTGTTTAACGGTACTGCAACATCTGCTCGCTACGCTGACCTTGCAGAACGTTATGAAGCAGACGCGATCTATGAAGCAGGTGTTGTTCTTGGTATCGGTGGTGACAAAGAAGTTACTCTATATCAACCAGGTATGCCACTCGCTGGAGCTGTCTCTGTTAAGCCAGGTTATCGCATGAACGATAAAGATTATGGAAACGATAATTCTATCGAAGCTAAAATGAACCCATTCGTTGCTCTTAAAGGTCGTATTCCAGTTAAGATTAATGGTTCGGCTAAGAAAGGACAGTGGATTGTTGCAGATAAAGATGGTAAGGGTCGTGCTGTAGATTACGGAAGTGATGTAAATAAGCACGAAATTATCGGTGTTGCTATCGGCAATGGTGAAGGCGAAGTAGAAGTAAAGATCTAATCAGTCGTCATTATATAGAAACAAATCTACTGGAAGAGCTATACGAAGAGTCGAGTCGTATCTTCTGACATGATGATAAAGGAAACCTGGGAAAATTATTACATCACCAGTTTGCGGCATGTGTACTGTTGGTTTAAACTGTGGTTGAAACTCTAACGTGTACCCACGGTTCGCGTTAGTTCGAGGATCACTGAAAACAATTTCTCCTCCTCTATCATCATGCTCTGCCATAATATAGAAAACTGCTATAAATGGTGAGCCTGCATGGTTATGTGTATCCATACTATAGCCACTGCTATTTCCGGTAAGCCATGATTTGAACTTGAAATCATAGTCGTATAGACTTATCCCGTATATTTTATCAAGATATTCAGCAAACTTTTCTTCAGCTAATTCTTTTAGTCGAGGAATCTTATGTATGATAACTGAAGCTTCGTCATCGCCAGGTGAAGTAACAACCTCGTTCGACATAACTCCAGTTAATATAGTTTCACAATCTTCTTTACTAATCTTTGACAAATATACTGTAGTCGGGTAAAGATTAGTGAATCCTAAATCCAATCTCTTCATCATAATATTCCTTTACGTCTGGTACCATGCCAGTCATTTTTAATGGCAGTTCAATGTCTCTTAAAATTTTGTTGTATGTTTCTTGATCTTCTTCATATGTTTTAAAATATGGATCATTGCCAGCAAGCAACATTGGATCTTTAAGAAGCTCTATTAAATCTTCATTATAATCTTCGGATATCCAACTTGCATAGCATACTGCTACGAAATAACTCTTCGCCGGATATATCCATTGATCTACTTTTTCATGAAAATGACGGATGATATCGTTGTAATCGTCGCTCATGACAACATCGACTTCGTTTAGATCGTCTCGATATTCATGATTAAGTCTATGATATATCTCTTGTTTAATTTTCCACTCTTGCATTTCTATACCAATCTAAAAGTCCTTTATAACCGTTGCAACTATTTTCAAGATTATCAACATAACGATAATGCTCGGTTAAACAATTACCATAATACTTGCACTGCTTACAAATGTCGCTAATAGTTTCTTTTTCTTTTTGAGTCCATTGGATATATTCATCCCATGATTCTAGCTCTAAGAAATATTCTTTATCATATTTATCGAACTCAAGTACACCAAATTTTCCATTCGGTGTTATGTAAATATGATTATCAGAGAAAGCGTTATACACACCTTCGTATGAATCTCGAATTCTATCTTCATTTATAAAATGAAACTTTTTCGGAGTAAAAGCTGTTAACCATTTTATAACAAAGTTTTCATAATCTTTATGTGTAACATTATATGAATTCGCTTGGTTTATAGAATATGGTTTAATTTCAACTGAGTCTATAGAAGAACACGTGTTTAACATATTAATCATCTCTTCTACATCCATCTCAAGAACTTGAGGTGAAGCAAGTATCAATACTGCGATAGGAACTGGAGACATGAGCATATTTTTATAAACGAGCTCAGACTTTTCTCGTGCAGCAAAGTCATATGACACTGAGAGATACATGTCTTCTTCGTAAAATCCTTCATGTATCATAGAGTAATTCGTTATCACGTTGATCTCTCCATCGTAATGTTTACGAATTACATCTTTCATTGAATAGAAGTAATCTTTCTTGAGCGCACCAATCTCACCACCATAAAGATCGATGTGTTCTATAGAAGGAACTTGGCTTAACAGTTCATCGAGTCTGTCTAATTCTATCTTCTTTGTATCACGAAGTTGTGATTCGGTCAGATAACAAAAGCTACAATTAAAGTTGCAGAAGTAAGAGGGGTTGATACTTACTGTGTACATGATTCATCCACATATGGAGTTGGTTCTAAATTGATACCATTAGCTCTAATAATCTCTGGTGCAAGTTGTTTCATATGTCGGCAGTGATCTTCAACCATACCAAAATTCTTTAAATCTTTTACTGTCTTTCTACAACCGTTGCATATCTCAAACATTGGACATGTAAAGCAAGATTTTTTTAACGACAACAAATTTAAATCATCAGTTAATGGTGTAGAGAACCCGCCAGCCATCTCATATTCAAAGTCTATAGCTTTATCACGATCATCACCAAATGACCCACACGAATAGTAATCACCTTCAGGATTTATATTACGTATGGTAGAATCGCATGTACGACTTTGCGGGCATATAGTATTTTTACCACTTAAACGTTTTAACATTTGTTGAGTGTTAAATTCCCAAGGAGCTAAACCAGCTTTCCAGATCTCAACATATTTTTCATAGATCTTCGATAGTCTATACGGCTTATCTTGATCTCCGCTTGCCATAGCGTAGTTAACTTTACATATCACATTCATTCTTTTTGCTAATTCAACTGTTTGAATAACAGTATCTTCGTTTTCTTCAGTGATAACCGCAAGAAACGTAGGACGATATCCGATGTGTTCAAGCATAGCATTAGAAGCATTCCAAAAATCTTCTTCACTAAATACAGAATAATCGCCTTTAAGTCTACCATTCCCGTACTGAAAAGAAGTTGCAATACCTACACGTGGATGCAAGAACAATGGTTTCCACTTTGCTATATTCTTATAGAAAGGCCAAAGGTTTGTGGTGAGTGATACTGTAGCAGGATAATCGTTATCTTCGAGATGCTTAATGAGTCTCCAGTAATAAGCTGGACTCATCATTAATGGGTCACCACCATTTACGATGATAGTGTTTGTGTTTGGGTATCTTTTGAGAAAACGAAAGACGCGCTCAAGATCAAGTTGGGATGTGTGTTCTTCTGATATCTTTGTTGATGAGCAGAAAGTACACTTGAAGTTACACACTTCAGTGGGCTTAATAATTAAATCCATTTATATATCAGCGTTAGGTTTATCTTTGCCATACTTGTAATTACATTCTCTAAAATATTGTGTCTTATCAATAGAATCAACACCTTCAATTTCACATAACCTACGATTAATAATACGAATCTCTTCTTTGAGAATCTGACCGTATGGTTCCATAACTTGAATCATATCCATATACATTTTATATTTCACGGGATCATTCTGAAAATCGTGCATTTTAGTGATCCAAACGTTGTATATTTCTGCGCACAGATCTCTTTCATCACCAAGATCTTTTTTCTTTTTTAATAGAGATTCAATCTCGGTCATCTTCTAATCCTACACTATAATCAAAGCTAGCAAGTCTACGAGTGATTTTTGTTGACTCTGCTCTATGCCAGAATCCACGACAGTTATTCACCATAAAAAGATCTCCAGCTTGTGGATAGAATTGAGCAGTTTCTTCTCTACCATCTTCATTATACCATTTAAAGTTAATTGATCCGCCGGTCTCAGGTTTTTGTGTATCAAAGTAATACAAGAAGAATACGTCATATCCTTCAAACATATCTGTGTGCCAACCTTGGTTGTCGGCATCAACTCCGTCCCAAACTAGAAATTTATTATACTTTGCGTCTGGCCATTCGGGAAGAATATACTTTGTTGTTATATACTGAGCAAACGTGTACATTCGCTTAGTCAGTTCTGGACTAACATCCTTCTCACCGTTATCACGGGCACGCTCTTCAACATTAAGAAGTCTAAATTCAGATATATTTATTAGGTCAAGAGCTCCTGGTTCACTTAACTTAACAAAACCTTTGGTGTAGATATCTTTAATCATGCTGCGCTCTCGACATAAAGTTGTTTAAATAATTCAGATATTATGATTGGCTTATATTTAGATAATAGGTTATTAATAGTTTGATTTCTAAGTACACCATCTAATCTTTTAATGTTTTTAGAAGGAGTGTTTGGATTTAATATATCAGCGATCTCGTTGTGTATCGGTTGAAAATCATTAAGAGAAGAGATTATACCGTAACACATTTTACCAAAATTGCTAGGTGTTGTGTCGTTTTCAAACAAATGATATATTTCTTTTAATAGTGTATTACCAGCGATATTCATAAACCACATTTCACACATATCTGCATAACTATAAGAATAACAAGAGGAAATTGTTTTAAATCTATTTCTTTTTGATTTATAGAAACTTAACTGATTATCAACACCTTCTTCATCGATAAGATCTGTATATACTTCAACTAATTGAATATTATACTTCTTAATGTAGTCTGGTTTTGTTAAATCTGAATCTGGCAAAAACATGTAGTCATGTCTAAAGCTACTCCAAGATTTAAAGTTCCATAAGATATCGAATTCTCTATAGAAATCATCTTTAGTACTTCCAGGCATTCCTAAAATTAATTCTAATGCTGGGACTGGGTATCCTTGCTCGTGGCATTTCTTATTAATATGTTCACTTAATTTTAGTTTATCTTCTAATTTTAAGTCAACTCTTGCAGCGACTTTCATTGCTTCTTCACTAACACTTTGAAGACTAACAGTTGGTACAACACTGATATATGACGTACCTTCATTAGTTTTTGCTAAATACTCGCCGTCGCCATGTGCAAGTATAAAACCAACTTCTTTTTTGGTAATGGCACTGCTATGTATTTCAGGACCAGTTCCAACGACATTAAAACACGCGTCAACAAGGCTGATTCGTCTGGCTAGATCTTTACTTTTCATCGTGCTAATGTCAGTTAGATTAGCCTTATTATCATACGCAAATTTAAAGATTTCCATATCTCGTTCAACAAAAGCACCAAAGTTTGCATCCGTAAGATACATATCTCTAAAGCCAGCATCTCTAAGTGCAAGTATATCTTGCTTTACTATATCAGTTGGCTTTTTATATACCTTTGAACCAATACCTCCGCCCCACTCGCAGAAGCTGCAGCTGTATGGACATCCTCTTGTAGTTTCTAAGATACAAAACGGTTCAAGATAATTGCTCTGTGCATAAGTTCTTGTTTCTTTTAAGTAATCAAAGTGTTCACTATATACACTGTAGTCTTGCATAAACTGAGGGCAAGTCTTTTTACTATTAAGCTCCCACGACAAATCTTCTCGGCGAGGCTGCTTATTATTCTCAAAATAAGAATCTATTAAATCTTTTACAAACTCTTCTCCAGGCTTAGTCGGCTTTAATATAAAGTCGTATGCTGGTCTAGAGTTTAAAAATTCAGGATCGTTTGTGCCGATCTGCGGGCCACCCAATACACAAATGGCATTTGGATTGATTTGTTTGACTAGAGAACACAATGAGTCGCATATATCGTAATTCCAGATATAGCTTGAGAATAAAAAGATGTCTGCATCCTTTACTTCTTCGTGTATATCTTCAATTGATTCATAAGCATTAAATTTATATGGTGCTGGGATCCAATTGACTTGATCATTGAACTTACCATATCTTTTATAATGACTCTGAAACATTAAATACGCAGCGTTATTTGCTAAACACCAATCAGCATGTGGCGGGTTTATAAACGCAATATTAATTTTTTGATTTAACATACCTAAACGTCTCTTTAAAAACACATTCACCTAGATCTCTTTTTATCTTAGAGTAATCATTCTTTATGAAGCATGTAAATGGACACTTTTTATAGAATTCGCACTCGAAGCAATTATATTTATTAATAAATTTCTCGACAATTGCACCAGAGAACAAATCATTCGAGGATGGATTTTTAAGGAATAATGAACCAGAACACCCTGTTGGTACAGGACCAGTTGGTAACATAGTATAACTGTTACCTCTAGTACATGACATCTTATTAGTTGGATTATCTTCAGTAAAGTATGCTATATTTATGCAGTCAGGATAGTTATCAACGAGATGCTTGTAGAATGATAACATTTCTGTTTCACTGGGCATTAAAGCTTCAGAAGTATCAACTGCAGGAATAAGCGAGTCAAAATCGCAAGGAAAACGTTGATAAAGATAATCAAAATACTTATCGCCATTGATAATGGCTTTCATGCTCTGTTTTGTTGCAACGCAGCTAATCATTCGAATACGATCACTTAACAAAACTACATTCTGTTTAAATTTCTCGAATTGTTGCTGGTTAAATCTTCCAGTAGGATCGTACGACACAGACACAATATAATCATGCTCTTCTAAGAATGATTTGATGGCGTCTACGTTGTCAAACAATAGATTAGTAATAAAATTGGCTTCAACAAATTTATCACCAGAAATTTTATTGCGAATATCTACTATAAACTGTTGATAGATATCAAGAAAACCTCGGTCTATCCAACGATCTTGGAATAGTTCTCCACCCATTAAGTGTATCTTAAAATGTGTTGATCTTTTATTGCTGTTGATCCAAGCGGCAATGTTATCAGCCTTAGCTAAGATTTCTTCTCTGCTAGCTCCGACAATTGAGTTGTGGTCTTGAGGACAGAATACACATGCTAAATTGCAGTGTTCAAATAAGCATACGACTATTTCAGCATAATTAATGACCTTTTGGTCAATCAAATTGTATATACTCACTTTATTGCCGGAATTGTAAACTCGAATGATAAGAGTCTTCTAGGACCACTAAGATGGGTTGCTCTATGCTGAAACTTTTTATTTTGATTTAACCATACAAACTGATTCTTGTTAGGATATATTTTAAATTCCTCAGTCGGTGTTTTAATCTCAATAGAATTACCATGTAGCTCGCCATCATCGAGATATATTAAAAAATTGCTATTGAATTCTTCATTGCTATCATTGTGCCAATCACTGGACATGTTATCTACACCGGTCCACATACCTCGTTCACCAATAGAATATTCGTCAAATAATGATGAAACATACTTTTTAGCTACATGTCGATGCAATATATCAAGCAACTCTACAGCTTCTTCTTCAAGCTCTGCTTCACCATTATTACAATCAGGAAATTCAAATTTTTTAAATAAGAATGCTGCGTCTAATGTTAAAAAATCACTTGTAAATCCATTAATTAAAAAATTATTAATCATTATTACCTCAATGTATACTTAAAAAGTATTTCCTTATTTTCGTAATTTTGTAAAAGATGATCGACAAAATATGTATTAACAGATCCTAAATCGATTGCATAAAATGCGCCAGCTGCATGATTGTGATGATGAAGTTCGTACTCTATAATCTTTTTCATGTTTTCTACACTGATGATATCACTATCAGCAAAGAATGGAATAAAATCAAACTTATCAATTTCAGATCTTAAAACTGTATACCACTGCTCATCCGTCCAAACAGTACCAGTAACAATACTGTATTGTCTTAATACAGGTATGTCTGCAGCAGTAAAGTTGCGAAGATTAATAGTGCTAGTAGCAGAAGGAGCGTACATAGAGGTTTTAGTAGTTCCCCAAACGTTTACTCTACACATTACTTCTATCATAGGTGCTGGGTCATTCGCCATATCATAGAAGTTGTCAAAAGTATACGGCCCGTTTTGAACTTGAAGAAGCTGCTGAAAAACCGGCTTTTGAAAATGAACAAGAAGAATTTCTTTGTGTTCGTAAAGAAACTTTTCTAAATCTTTTTTTACTAAAGGTGACATCGATATTGCTAAGGCCTGTGCGTATCTTTCGTCGTACAAATACGAGGCTAATAAAAACTCAACACTTAGCATTGGTCTAATTGAATCGATAAACGAGTCAAAATTATCGCCAGTTGGAAGAGGATCTTGCGAATAACAGGTTAGGAATTTAGCTTCTTCTAACTGCCATGTTTCAGATATGCCATTAGCAAATCTTTGAGTGGCTGACATTCGGCTATTAACAAAGTTCTTTTCTTTAAACATGTGAGATTTAAAAAATTTCCAAGCGTCTGTATCAGAAGCATTCGGTAAAATTAATTTAAGCCATTGGCTGGCTAGATGATAATAAGAATCGTAATCGCAATATATGTAAAAAGGTCGCGAGTTTAATTCACTGCATTCTTTTGCTGCTATTAACAAATCTGTGAACGAAGCGTATGGAGCACCTTCTCCGAATAGTTCACCTACTGATTTAACAGAAGCTAAGATTTTTCCATAAAATACAACAGCTAAATCTTCATACGCATCAATACCACCGTTTTCTTGTGAGACTATAATACGATTTTGACTCATGCTTATCTTTTCATCAAAATCAAGATATATTTTATTGAACAGGTGGAACATTTTCTAACTCCTGAATTTCTTTTTGAATTTCTAATAGTGATGTTGCAACACTAGCGTCATATTGTTCCTTAGTCACGATTCCATTTGCTATACCCCAAGTTAAAAGGAACATGGGATTATTTTCATTAGCCCAGTACGAATAAAGATTCTGTCCTTTAAACATGTATTCGTTAAAGTACTTAGAATAATATATTATATTTTCTTCCTTTATGTTTTCATAAAAGCTATAAAATTCTTCGTGCTTTAACAAGCTAACAAAATTGATACCTTCTGTAGAGTCGGTGTCATTAGTTGGTAGGCTTATAATCTGTTCTTTAATAGAATCATCATTGATGCAGTACATATTAAAAAGTATTAGAGAGTCTAATTTCTCTATCCACGAATCTAACAAGTGACCATACTTTTCTACAACAGTGGGAGTAAAATTTTCTTTAAGACCTTTACGTTGTAATAGCATGTCGATTACTCTATATTCTAATGATGGAATATTAACAATATGAGTAAACTTTAGATAAGCTTCAACCATATCAAATAACGAATCATTTGTATCATATAAAATGTCGCAAGGAAGATCAAGATTACCTAGATATATTAATAGCTTTTCACCCTTAATATCAGAAATACCGTAGTCTATAATATACTTAGTGTCTTTGTCTTGAAAATAAAGTTTCAGGTCTTCAATACCAATTGGTGCTTTTGTTGTAATAACATTCATAATATAGATTCCTTATCTGCGGCCGCGAGACACATGGCAGTTGTTATGGCAAGAAGCATGACAAACGTTCACTTGCTGTGTATGAACGGTTGCTCGAGCAGTGTTATACGCGGTTCTTAAATTTGTGAAGAATGCTTCTAGATTTGCGGTGTTAATTAGAGAAACACCGTCATTTGCTATACCAGTAGATACGGTTCCAGCAAGGCCTTGTAAATAAGATGTATTTAAATTTGAAACGTTAGTACTGTCACGAATAATGCCGGGTCCTTGTCCAGTAATAGGGCCCAAGTCTGTTCTTACGTTGTTTCCTGTGCCATTACCAGTAGGACGAGGAGTAATAAACCCGGTTCCAGTAATAAACAGAATAGCTCTCATATTACGAATACGTGTAAAAGTTGCTGTTTCAGTTCTTAAAACGTTTATAATTGTAGAGGCGGTAATTAGACCAGTTGGCCCGCCTATGCTAGTTCCGTTAATACCTATGCCTTTACCGCTAGCGTTTCCACCAAAGATGTTTGGAAAATATCCTGAGTAAACATCGAATGGAAAAGCGCCGCTGTGCCACACAATTCCAGCATTTGCACTAGCTACGACGTAATCGGCAAATCTATCTACAATGTTTTGTGCGTTAATGTTATTTGTAAGTACTGCCATTTATCTCTTCATCCAATCTTAGCATAAGTAATTTAGGTGCCGGACAAACATCGCCTTCCCATTCTAATTGATGACAATCCCCACCGCAATATTTATACATTGGACATTGATAACAACGTGGATCGCGGCTGAGCTCGCTAGCGATTATTTGGCACCTTTTCGGTGAATTTATTATTTCTTTAGCAGAATTATTTATATGTCCATAGACCTCTTCTGGTGCTGCATTAGGACATCCCGAGATGCCGCCATCAGCATTAATGGTAAACAATTTCTGTTCACAGTCTCTACAGAAAGTACCACCCTTTGTAAATCCAGTTTCAAACTTTGAGTACACGTTCTCAAGAAATCCATTATGAAACCATTCACGAGCACCATACTCTTCTGTTTGTTCATGTAACTTTACGAACCAATGTTGAAGTTCTATATTCGTTGGAAAAACAAACAGGTTTTTCTTAGCATATCCGTTTGATGTAACACGTTCTAGATCTAATTCTTGAACACCAAGACTCTTTGCATACTTTAAAATTTCTATTGGTTCCATCGATACGGCGTCTTTTGTAAGAGATACAAAAAGCTTTATCGTGTAGCCTCTATCAATTAAAAATCTTACGTTATCTTCAAATAGTTGTCTTTGTTTCTCATTAGCAAAACGAATCTTAGGATCCCAAGAAGTACCAATTCTTTTCTGTAATACATTATCCATAAAATCTAGTTTATCTTCAGTGAGCTTGTAAACTAGATTTGTTGTTGCGCCATATGTTGAATCATTCCAAACGTCTTTTGTAAGATCATAGAATTTTCTCATGTCTTCTATCTTAGCGAGAAAAGGTTCTCCACCATGATATTCAAAATGACATGTTGCTTCAGGTCTTATTTGCTTTACTTCGTTTACCCATCGAGCAACATTTTCCGGATCGAAATAGATTTTCTTTCCGTTTTTACCAGAAGTAAAACAATGAGAGCAATCTAAGTTACAGGTCTCAGTTGTTTTGATATAAAATACTAGATTGTTTTGAATCATTATTGACCTACAGAAAGAATAACAGATCTATATAGATTTGTAGCTTCATGAGGAGTACCCTGTGGAATAAAAATATGTTCCCCTTCAGAAATAATCATTTGCTCTCCGTCAACATTCATAGTCTTAGTACCTTCAATACAATAAATAGTAACATCACAGGTATCCTCGTGAACGCCAAATGATTTAGCTCCTTCTGGAGAAATAAAACAGTGAACTGTGTTCGGATAAAACTCATTAGTTACCCGTTCTATGTCTTCTATTTTTACGGTTTTAGTATTTTCTGCTATATAAAAAATAGCTTTGTTCTTATCTATAGGATGATCTAAACCATCATCATCTATAACAAAACACTTAAAATCTATTGTAGAATATTCGATATATTCTAATATTTTATTCAAAGTTATCATATAAAACTCACAGGTTTAGTCTTCATCATGTTAGTATTTATTCTTCGGACCTTGTAGCAGAAACCTATTATCCAAAAATAATAAATACCAAGTAGAATGAGAGCTTTCATAAAAGGCAACGTCATATAAATAGATCTATTATCTAACTCATAACATGGAGATAAACATGGCTTTTACATATAATTGGTCAGTTACAAGTCTTAAAGTAAAAGACGAAGTAAATGCTGACGGAGAAACACTCCAAAATGCTGTTGTCCAAACATATTGGAAAGTAGTTGGTACAGATAGCAATGGTAATACTGGTGAGTTCTCGGGTGCTACACCATTCAGCGCAGCTAACGTTCCAGCTGGTTCGTTTGTAGCTTTTGCTGATCTTACAGAAGAAACAGTTCTCAACTGGATTAAAAACGTTGTTAATGGTGATCCTTCTTACAAGGCTCACATCGACAGCCAACTTCAAAGACGTATTGATGCTGAAGTATCTGTTGAAAAGTCTGGCGCAGCTCTTCCTTGGGCCGTTCCTGGCTCGGAATAATTAAGGATATTTTAAAGTGAATTACACTTGGCAAATTTTAAGTCTTGGTCTTAAAGATCAAATCAACCAAGATGGTGAACTTCTTCAAGATGCAATTGTTTTTGTTCACTGGAAAAAAATTGCTGAAGATGCGAATGGTAGCAGAGCAAGTTATCTTGGAAAGACTGAACTTTCTGCAGCTAACGTGTCTGCCGAATCCTTTATCAATCTAAATGTAGTAGCTAAAGAAGATGTAATAGATTGGATAGAAAACAGTCTTACAGCTTCGCAAAGAAACAGCATTGAAAATATTCTATTGAAGAAAATTGAAAAAAGTAAGCTAAAAAAATACACCCCATCTTGGGGATAAATAATCTTACTGAATAACTATATTATGGAGTTGTTATGCACGATCTGTATATGGGTGGTCTAGCGAATTATGCGCTAAAGAGAGGCGGCTCTATTCATCCGATAATTATACCAAAAAGTGTTCTTGGAAACGAGACTGGTATAATGAATCCCTCGATTTTTCTACACAACGGAAAAATTCTGGTTAATGTCCGCCACGTTAACTACATTCTATACCACAGCGAAGGTAAAAAATTTCCGCACCAGTGGGGTCCTTTGGTGTACATTCATCCAGAAAATGATGTAGCTTTAAAGACTCACAATGTCATGTGTGAGCTTGATGAAAATCTCAATCTTAAATCTGCCGGCCGAGTAAACATGGTTCTTGATACAGAGCCTACGTGGAACTTTGTTGGACTTGAAGACGCAAGACTCTTTTCTTGGAATGATAAACTTTATATGTGCGGTGTTCGTAGAGACTGCTACGATGATAAAGGTAAAGGCCGAATGGAGATGGCTGAGATTGATTTTATAGATGGTGAGTGGAGAGAGATTTCTCGTAATCCAATTCCAGCACCAGGAGATGACTCAAGCTATTGTGAAAAGAACTGGATGCCTATTCTCGATATGCCATTTCACTTTGTAAAATGGTGTAATCCAATGCAAGTTGTGCATTATGATATTGAGAATAGAAAAACTACAAATGTTTATTTAGATGAAGGCGAAAGAAAAGCATATCCAAAGGATTTTCGTGGTGGCTCTCAGGTAATTCGTATTAATGAAAATCAAAGAATGGCTTTCATTCATGAAACAAATCTATTAAGAGATCCGTTTGGTAGAAAAGATGGAGACTATGCTCATCGCGTTCTTATCTGGGATAACGATTGGAATTTAATTCATGCTTCGAAACCGTTTCATTTCCTTGGCACATACTACGATCACGTAACAAATACCGATTATAATATTGAATTTGTTACTGGAATAGCTATTCATGGAAATAATATTCTCGTTTCTTTTGGTTTCCAAGATAACGCCTCGTTTATTCTTCGTATTCCGCAAAATGTATTTGTTGATTTTCTATCTAAAGGGTAAGACATGATTTTTAAAAATATGAATCTTTTGAATGACGTTGTTTTAGATTACACTAATCCAGAAAAAATTTACAAGCTTGCAAGAGAATATGATAGTTTAGAACAAGGTTCAGCTGCTTTTAGCTTTTATCTTCGTGCTGCAGACATGTCTTCTGGAGAAACTTACTACGATAAGTGGCTTCAATATAAATGTTTGATTCTCAGTGCTTTCATCTATGATAGAAATTTAAATAGAGGTCATAGTGTAGTAGGTCTGCTTAAGATGGCTATTGAGACTATGCCGGATAGACCTGAAGCTTATTATTTTCTAGCTAAATACTTCCAAGGTAAACACGAATGGCGTGATAGTATGATGCTTTCTAAGATAGGAATAGAATGCTCAGAATACAAAGATATGGATGATGATTTAAACTATCCTGGAATAGAAGCTCTTAAACTTCTTTATGCTCGAGCAAAATGGAAGTCGGATGGTAGAGATGATTCGAGAAATCTAGCATTCGATTTAAAATATAAGAACACACTTACACCAGATCTTGATCAAGAAGTTACTGAATTACTGCAACAACACGGTTATCCAAGTACTTTTCCGTACTCGCATGACGATAAAAAAAGATATAAGTTCTCGTTTAGAGGTTTAGATTCTATCGGTAAAAATTATTCTCGTCATTTCCAAGATATGTTTGTTCTTTCTGCTCTTGATGGTAAAGACAACGGAACATTTGTTGAGATTGGTTCTGGACATCCAACACTTTTTAGTAATACAAAGCTTCTTGAAGAGTTTGGTTGGAAGGGAATTTCTATTGACAATTCAGAAAGAATGAGTCATGTATTTTCTCGCGAAAGAACTACATCTATGATTATGGCTGATGCTGCAAGCTTAGATTATAATTCTCTTTTCAAACAACAATGTTTAGAAGAACATACTGACTTCTTAAGAATTAACGCTGAACATGCGTCTCTTGACGCGTTAAAGAGAATTCCGTTTAATAAGTACTCGTTTTCTGTTATTCAATTCCAGCATAATGCATGTTGGTGGGGACCAGAATTTAGAGAAGAATCAAGAAAAATATTAAGTAAGATTGGTTACGTTCTCTTTGTTCCAGACGTTGCTGTAGATGAACAGAACAATTATGAAGATTGGTGGGTATATCCTTCTATAGCAGCAGCTAAGAAAAATATGAAGGGTAAAAACGGAATTAATTTTGCTTGGAATTATATGATGAAGGAGTTATCATGAGAGTAGTAGTTGTTACCGGCGGATTCGATCCACTTCATTCTGGTCACATAGCTTATTTTAAAGCTGCTAAAGAGCTTGGTGATATTCTTTGTGTAGGAGTTAATAGCGACAATTGGTTAACTCGTAAAAAGGGTAAACCATTCATGCCATTCGAAGAAAGAAAAAACATTGTTGAAAACATTAAATGTGTAGGTAATGCTTTTGGTTTTAATGATGACGATGGTTCTGCTATTGAAGCTATTCGTCACATAAAAAATATGTTTCCTCGTAATTCAGAAATTGTCTTCGCAAACGGTGGAGACCGCACAAAAGATAATATTCCCGAAATGGTATTCGATGATGTTGAATTTGTTTTTGGAGTTGGTGGAGAGGATAAGAAGAATAGCTCTTCTTGGATTCTATCAAACTGGGATAAACCAACTACACAGAGATCATGGGGTAAGTACAGAGACTTAGATAAAAATGGTCATTGGAAAGTAAAAGAACTTTCTATTGATGTTGGTAAATCTTTAAGCGATCAGAGACACTTTAAACGTTCAGAACATTGGCACATTGTAGATGGTGCTCTTGAAATGAATCTTGAGTTTGATAATGGATACAAAACTTCTAAGGTTTATAAAACCGGTGAGAGCATTGATATTCCTATGCTTTCTTGGCATAAAGCTGTTAACGTTGGTACTACTCCAGTTAAAGTAATTGAAGTCTGGATGGGTACTGAACTATCTGAGGAAGATATTGAAAGAAGAACATAGTATTAATTTGTAGAGCCATAAGGCTATTATATCCATGCTGCGATAGGTGTCAACTGTTTTTTTATAAATATTCAGAAAATATATCACAAAGGAGATATCAATGGCTTTTAAATTATCTGTAACAGCCAGAAATGCAACTCTACAAGCTCTTGAAGACCATGTAGGTAATAATGCTATTCTTACCATCTCGACTGGTACTCCTCCACTCAATTGTGCAGCAGCTAACACTGGAACGGTTCTTGCTTCTATGACTCTACCAGACGATTGGTTAGGAGAACCATCTAATGGAAACGTTAACCTCTCAGGTAGTTGGCAAGATCTTTCAGCAGATGCTTCAGGTACTGCTGGACATTTTAGACTTTTTAATAATGCAGGCACCACATGCCACATGCAAGGTAATATTACAGCTACTGGCTTAGGTGGCGATATGCAACTCGACAATACAAACATCGCAGTTGGCCAGCAAATTAACATCACTTCGTTCTCAATCACCGCAGGTGGCGAATAACAAAAGAGCGAGTAAAAGCTCATGTCAGCAAATGCAGAGTTTTCTACGACATTAGACTATGAGTTCGTCGGCGATGGAATCGTATTCGTAGTAGGACAATCTTCTAATAGTTTAGATTATCTTTTTAATTCTAATGTAAAAAATCTAATTAAAGCAGAATCCTCAAATAACTTTTTTGGTTTTGAGTTTTCTTCTGTTATAGAATTACCAACGATTCTAGCATCAGCGAACTTATCATTTGATTTTTCTTTTTCATCTACAGCAGAATTTGGTGTTCAAAGAAGATTAACAGCTAATACTCGTATAGAGTTTACACAGTCTGCTGAAGGTAATTTACCTGTTAGAGCATCTTTAAGTTATCCATTCGAATTTTCTGTACAAAGTTCTGCAACACAATTTTCATTAGGCACTGCAAACTTATCGTTTGATTTCTCTGTTGATTCAAATGTTTTAAATTATTCTTTACACGTCTATGATAGAATAGGAAAGAATGAAGTAGAATTAGTAACATATGAATTTAATGATATCGAAATTTTAAATGAAAACAATTTCATAGAGATAATCGATTCCGGTAGAAATGAAGCAAAAATACTGTCTTACTAAACCGTATCTTTTCAGAGAAAGAGGCTATAGATTTATAGTCTCTTTTTTTAATAAATAAAAGAAAAATACTCGGAGAAAAATGATGACGGCTACCTTTTACATAAAACAAAATGATACAGCCCCGTCTTTAGAAGTTGCTCTTAAAGGTTCTAACGGTAGAGCAAGAACTTTAGAAAACGCTTCTTCTGTAAGATTTCATATGTCAAAAGAGAATAACGGCGGTAACGCTATTACTAATGGTGTTTGTGTAATTACAAATGCAACAAAGGGTATTGTTTCTTATCCTTGGCAAGCGGGTGATACCGCAAATACTGGAACATATGACGCAGAATTTGAGGTGTTATATAGTAACGGCCAGAATGAAACGTTTCCAAACTCTGCTTTTATTAAAGTAATCATTAGAGAAGAGTTGGCGTAAGGGGAAAACACATGGCACAGCCAACGACTAGAGAAGAATTTAAAGAATATATCTTAAGAAAAATTGGTGCACCAGTAATTCAGGTTAACGTGTCTGATGAACAGGTAGATGACCGTGTAGATGAAGCTATTTCTTTTTGGAGAGATTATCACTATAACGGAAGCCAATTAATTTATCTTAAGCACCAAATTACTCAAGAAGATTCTGATCGTGGATACATTAATCTTCCACAGAATATTCTTGGTATTCAAAAGATTTTTGATCTTGATACTTCAATTTCTACTGGTACAGGTATCTTTAACGTTCAGTATCAATTTGTATTGAACAATCTCAACGATATTACTGGATATAGTATTCAGAACTATTGGATGACTATGTCTCATTTAGAGTTCTTACAAGAATGGCTTGTTGGCCGCCCTCTTATTCGTTATAATAAACACGTAAATAAACTTTACATCGACGCAGACAAGTCTTCATGGAGAGTTGGCTCTTACATCGTTGTTGAAGCTTACGATATTATAGATCCAGACGCTTATTCAGATGTATGGGCTGATAGATGGCTTCAGAATTACGCATCAGTTTTAGTAAGAGAGCAATGGGGTCTTAACCTTACTAAGTTTACTAACATGCAGCTCGTCGGCGGTGTTTCATTTAATGGCGAACAAATTCTAAACGATGCAAGAGCCGAGCGTCAAGCTATGGAAGAAGATGCTATAAGAAGTCTACAACCTCTGACATACAACTTTATTGGATAAATCATGGCGACTAATGTTTTCTTTAGAAATTATGACAACGTATACGAGCAGAATCTAATTGACGATCTAGTGATCGAGTCAATTCAGATCTATGGTATTGACGTCATATATCTATCTAGAACTCTAGAAGGAGTGGATAGAATTCTAAATGAAGACGATATGCCACTATACGAAAAATATTACGAGTTTGAAACTTACGTTAGAAACGTTGATAGTTTTGAAGGCGAGGGAGACTTCCTAAGCAAGTTTGGTCTGCAGATTCGTGATCAAATGACTCTTACAGTTGCTATCAGAACTTTCGAAAGATTTGTTACTCGCAATGATCAAGAAAAGATTAGACCTCTCGAAGGTGATATTATTTGGTTACCTCTAAATCAAAAGATGTACGAGATTAAATTCGTAGAGCATGAAAGTGTGTTTTATCAATCTGGTTCTCTTCAAGTTTATGACATGCGTTGCGAGTTACTTGAATATTCTAACCAGAGATTCGACACTGGCCGCCCAGAAATTGATCAATATTTTGACGACATGACTACTGTTATGACAGCAAACACTGGAGTGAATACACTTACTAAGCTAGCAAATACTGATCCTATTGCTGATAACCTATTCTTTGAACAAGAAGCTGATGGAATTATCGATTTCTCTGAAATAGATCCATTCAGTGAAAATATTACAATACAGGATTAACAGATGGCCATAGCAAATTATTTTTATAATCAAACTACAAGAAGATATGTAGCTCTTTTTGGTAATCTGTTCAATCAGCTTACGATTGAGAGAAGCACTAATGATGGTTCTGTTACACAAAAAATGATAGTGCCTCTGTCGTATGCTCCATTTCAAAAGGTTCTTGCTCGTATTACACAGGATCCAGATCTTTTAAACAGTCGCAGACCCGCTATTACTTTACCAAGAATGTCGTTTGAAATTACAAGTATGCAGTATGATCCTGCTCGTAAACTTGCATCTACAAGAAAAGTAAGAAAAGAGAATAAGCCAGAAACAGATGGTGAAAGATCTTTTGTTTACAATCCTGTGCCTTATAACATTGATTTTTCGCTTTATATCATGACTAAGTATGCAGAAGATGCTACTAAAATCATGGAACAAATTCTGCCTTTCTTTACACCAGACTGGACAGTCACAGCACGTATGATTGATGATTTAGATCCTATTGATATACCTATTGTTTTAAATAGTGTTAGCACAGAAGAATTATACGAAGGTGACTTTATTGAGCGTCAGACCGTTCTTTATACACTCACTTTCACTTTAAAGGGTTGGTATTTTGGTCCCGAAAAAGAAAGAAAAGTAATCAAGTTTATCGATACAAGATACGCAACTACGACTGCTGCGAACGCTGCGTTTGAAGAAACTGTTGAAATATATCCTATCGACATGGCAAATACTTCTATTGAGTGGTTTGATATAGAATTCGATGACGACTGGGTTGTAAGTACAAATTATGTAAATCAAAACGGTGCTCTTGAACCATTCTTACTTGACATCGTAACAAGCAATACTGATCTAGAAACATCTAACGATGAGAACATTGATCTTCAAGACGGTTATGCTATAGATGATTTAAATACTCCTCAACAATAAATAAATTAAACATTTATAGGAATAAAATTAAAATGGTACAAATTCTACAACACAGAAGAAATACAACTGTTGGTCTACAATCTGAGCTTGGATCAGTTGGTGAGATTATTATTGATACAACCAAAAATACAGTAGTCGTGATGGATGGCGCAACTAATGGCGGCACTCCTTTAGCAAAAGCTTCTGATATTCCGACAGATGTTAGTGATTTAACTGATACTGAAGGTTTACTTGGTGGTGGTACTGCTTCCTTAGGTGCATTTAAGATTGAAGGTAACATACTAGGAACTATTGGTGAAGGCAACGGTTGGGGTGGATCTAGCATGGGCTTGTCTCCAGATGGAGAAGGTTATACATGGATCAATATTCCCAACAATGCTACTGCCGCAGGTGGTGGATCATTACAAATTGGTAACACTTCCGACACAGGTGGTGGTATCCAACTATTGACAAACGGTGGGAATTGGACTTTCCGTAATGACGGGGGCCTAACAGCCCCAGGAGATATTACAACAGGTACCATTGGTGGTAGATTTATTCAAGACTGCGATGATGGTGCTACAGCTATGCGCTGGATAAATGTCAATCAAGGCAGCAGCACTACACAACTTATCCGTGCTTACACAGGTGATCCTAAACTGGATACAGAAGTTGAGCGAGCACAGATTAAATTAAACTGGAATGTGACCGAAGATAAAAGTGGGTTGACTATTAGAACATTCGATCGATCTGATGCAAACAATACAATAGATCACGATTGGCTATTTAAAGGCGACGGTATTTTACAACTACCAGCAGGTGGCGACATTGTAGACGCCGCAGGTAATAGTGTACTTAACCCAGTAAATACAGTTAACCCACTATACATAATGGCTAATGTGGATGGTAACATTTCAACTAGTATAGATGGTACAACCTGGTCATCAGCAATAGATACTGGAATCAGCGTCGGTACAGTTGCAATTGGACCAAATAAAATTGTTTATACTCGTAGTGATGTTAATGGCGATAATCTAAGCACCGGGTTATATTCAACTTCACGATCATCTGTTCCACCAACATTGATTGAAGGTACTAACGGTAATCCAGGCGGTGATTTATACTGGTTGAATGTGGAGTACTTCCAAGGGGCAACTTATCCTTGGGTTGCAGTTGGTTATCAAGACTCAGATTTAAAGCGACCAACTTTAATATATTCAAGCGATGGTATTACTTGGGATTTTGCTAATATCGATCTAGAATCAGTATATAATGCATCTAACTTAGAATTCACAGACGTTGCATATGGTAATGGTTATTATGTGATTACAGCAAGAGGTGATACTAACTCTGGTGGTATCTGGGTCACTCAGGATCTAACTCAAACCATAGCTGTGTCGACTAATCAATTAACAGGCATTGACGCTAACTTTAAGTTCATCGAATATTTTAGTGAAGTTGGTGGATTCCACAAATGGAATGCAATTGCAACTAATAATCAATGGTGGGCAACATCAGACAATAATCCATCGGCATATGAAGAATGGTCTAATCTTTTTACTGCGGATGGTTTGTCTGGAATGATTGAAGAAGAAACCGGTTTAGCAAATATCACTGTTGAAGAATTTGCTTCTGGACAAATTAACGGCAATTCGTATTGGATGGCAAGCACTGGCTCCGGTCATATCATCTGGTGGCCAAATGCTCCAGTTGGTCCATTCGTTTCTATTCCGCAACCATATACTGGCACCGTAACTGGTATTACAGATTCAGCAAATGCTACAATAACTTTTACCGGTCAAGGGTTTAATGCGATTGGTGAAAAGTTCGTTATATCTGGATCAAGTGTAGAAGCATATAATGGCACATATTATATTGGCGCAGACGGTGTAATGTTCACCGACGCTGGGATGACAACTCCGTTTGACTCATCTGCTATAGAATTTGAATTTACTGGAACTGCAACTCTTACTTGGAGTCATGGTACATACATTGACTCATTGGGTTTTGGAAACAATGCGTTCTTTGCTGGTAATGACGACGAAGAAATCTTCAAAGGTCAATTTGGCGAAGGTCTATATTGGACAAAGGTTGACGATAAGAACAACAGCCTAGAGTATTGGAACGACTTTGCATATTATCCAGAGTTTGGTTACGGCACTAGTAATGAATTAACCAACGGTGGACAAACACTTACATTAGAAAACAACGGTACCGTAACATTGCCTGCAGGCGGCACCATCACGGAAGCTATTGTTACTAACAATCCTACGATCCAACTCACTCCAGCAAGCCCAGACGTGGCCAGCCAGAAGTTGGTGATTAAGGGTGGTGGCAATTACACTGCTAACAACAATGGCATAGCACTGAACTGGTATATAATTAATCCTATAGTTGGTGATACTGTTGAAATCTACGTTTATTCAGAAGCAAACGCCAATTCAACACTCTACTGGTGGATCTATCCAGAGAATGCTAATACAGCAACTCCAGAATCAGGAACAGTATTTATAAATGAAGGCGGCGGAGGTAACACCGCAATTAGTTTTGTAGTAGACAATGACGACTATGAATTTACAGTGCGTGTATCACCTGTCGACAACCAGTACGATTCTGCTAATACTGGCGTTGAGACATTAGTGTTCAATGAGGCTGCACCTAGTTTTGGCGATCACCACTTACATTTGACCACTGGCGACTTGAATGAAACCAGCATCTTTTTAGGTACTGATAACCATAACGTTCGCACAACTGTTGATGGCGGTATTGAAATAAACACATATCTATATCCAAGCGGGGGCGGCAGCGGCACGTGGATTTTCGATAACGACGGTAATTTAGAATTACCAACCGGTGGTGTAATTGGCCCGTATGGTATGGGATGGACCGGTATCACTAATGGTAATACTGGAACTCCAATAAGTATATCATATCTATCTAATGCTGACGGAAGTGAACTATCTTCTGTTGGTTTGTCTGGCGGCATTGAAGGGGGACAAGTATATATCAGCGCGGGTACTGCAAATACTTCAAATCAATGGATCTTTGGTGAAAATGGTAGTTTAACGTTCCCAGATACAACAGCACAAACTACCGCGTATTTAGAAGGTGAGCATGTATTCGAAGTAAATGTCGGCTCAACAACATACGAGCCAGTAACAATAGGATATAATCTTTTAACGATTATTGGAGCGACTGGTTATACATCAAGTGACGCGGTGTCCATCGTATTGCCGCAAGGTCGTCCAGGACAAAAATTGGTACTACTTCAATTATACAATCCTGCCACTGTTACGGTGAACCCAGGTCCTTTTGAATCGATTTTGAGTGTTGCGATACCGGCGGAGTTTATATACAGTGCATATGACGGCGCTTGGATCCCGTTATATGGAATTGCTCCATAATATTTTTTAATTTATATTTCAAATGGTGATTAAATGAATGACGATAAAATTGCTTCGGCTTTAGGTTTAAGGCCTCTCGCAGAAGTAAGAGAAGATGAAGAAAAAAATCTTCCTGTTGAGTTTGAAGAAGTGGCACCTCCTGCTGTTATTTCAGAAGATGAAGACGAGAATATTCAAGACCTAGAAACTGCTCGACAAAATATTAAAAGTATTATTAATACAGGTGAAGACGCACTAACTGAAATATTATCTGTAGCAAAACAATCAAACTCTGCTCGAGCTTTCGAAGTAGTTTCTACTATGATGAAAACATTACTTGACGCAAACAAAGATTTTGTAGATATTTCTACTAAAAAGAAATTTGCAAAAGAAGAAACAGCTGCGCCAAAACAAGAACAGAATATTACAAACAACAACTTGATAATCTCTACGGCAGATTTATTGAAAATGATTAAGGGTAGCGATGTCTGACGGATACTTAGGAAATACCCATCTTAAAAAGGTAGCAGAACAAATTGAGTGGACTCCAGATCTTTTAAGGGAGTACATGCGTTGTGCTGAAGACCCAGAATATTTTGCTAGAACTTATATTAAAATTGTACACGTCGATAGAGGTCTTGTTCCTTTTGAAATGTACGATTATCAGAAAGACATCGCTCATAAGATTTTTAATAACCGCCGTGTAGCGGTTCTTACTGCTCGTCAGTCTGGTAAGACAACCACGGCTGTTGCTGTGATTCTTCACTATATTTTGTTCAATGAGTTTAAGACTGTAGCCATCCTTGCGAATAAGGGAGATGCTGCTAGAGAGGTGCTTGCTCGTATTAAGTTAGCCTATGAAGCTTTACCGAAGTGGCTCCAGCAGGGCATAGAAGAATGGAACAAGGGCAATATAGCACTTGAGAATGGTTGTGCTGTTCTTGCTGGTACAACTACTTCATCTGCTATTCGTGGTAAATCTGTTAACTTCCTTTATCTTGACGAAGTCGCGTTCATCGAAGGATATGATGAATTCTTCGCATCAGTTTATCCTACTATTTCTTCTGGTGAAACTACGAAACTTCTTATGACTTCTACACCAAACGGTCTTAACCACTTCTGGAAGACATGTAAAGGCGCTGAAGAAGGAACAAACGGTTATCAATATGTTAAAGTTATGTGGTATGATGTTCCTGGGCGAGATGAAAAATGGCGTAAAGAAACCATCGAATCGCTTGATCACGATGAAGAAAAGTTTAACCAAGAATATTGCTGTGAATTCCTTGGATCTTCTGGTACACTTATTTCTGGTTCTAAGCTTAAACAACTCGCGCCAGATATTCCTATTTTGCAAAGTGAAGGCTTAACACAGTATGAAAGACCTATTGGTAATCATCAGTACGTTATTACTGCTGACGTCGCAAGAGGTAAAGGTTTAGACTACTCTACATTTAACGTTATTGATATTACTACAATGCCATATAAACAAGTTGCCACGTTTAGAGATAACTTTATTGGTCCTATTGATTTTGCTTCTGTTTTGTTCAGAGTTGGTACTATGTACAACACAGCTGGAATACTTGTAGAAATTAACGACATCGGTGGACAAGTTGCTGATGTTCTAATCATCGATTACGGGTATGATAACATTCTTTATACTCAGAACTCAGGAAGAAGTGGCAAGGTTCTTTCTGGCGGTTTTGGAAAAAATATTGATAATGGAATAAGAACTACAACCGGCGTAAAAGGTACTGGTTGTTCGATGCTTAAAATGCTTATTGAGCAAGACCAACTTATTATTAGAGACTTTGATACCATCTTTGAATTAAGTCGTTTTTCTAAGAAGAAAAATTCTTTTGAAGCAGAATCTGGATTCCATGACGATCTTGTTATGAATTTAGTTTTATTCGCGTGGATGACAGAACAAGCCTATTTCAAAGATATGACGGACATAAATACATTAATAAAATTAAGAGAAAAAACCGAAGAACAAATTGAAGAAGATTTATTACCGTTTGGATTTATAGATGTTGGAGACGACTCTTATGAAGACGACGGACTGAGGCTATGAACTTGTTCTAGATAAATATGGCGTTTTTATAAATAGAAACAGTGAATACAAATAAAAAGCGTTTCTAATTAATAGAGGAGAAAAACATGGCTTTTTCCGTAAGTCCTTCTGTCATTGTTCGTGAAGTGGACGCATCACAGACGGTGCCAGCCGTAGCGACTCCTCCAGCGGCAATGGCTGGGGTTTTCAAATGGGGTCCAACTAACGAACCAATCTTAATCACTTCTGAAAATGAACTCGTAAACCGTTTCGGTAAGCCTTCCGATACTAACTATGAGACATTTTTCACTGCTGCAGATTATCTGTCGTACTCAAACGCTCTATACGTTGTGCGTGCAGATGACGGATCTGTAACAGCTAATTCAACTATAATAGATCAAACGTTCGATGGAAACAACGTTCTTATTGAAGACAACAGTTTCTATGGAGCTTTCTCAGCAAAATATCCAGGCTCTCTAGGTAATGCTCTTGAGGTTGCATGGGTTACTGCTACAGGTTTTTCTTCAGATCTTATTGATGTTGGTGATATTCCTACAAACAAAATTTCAAACACTAGCGTTAATCAAACGATAGAATTCAATAGCAGCAACTTGGCTTTTGAAGTTTCTAATACTGCACCAATCGCAAGTCTACCAGCTATCGGCGATATTCTTGTTATCGGTAACAGCAGTGTTGGTTATCAAGAATTACAGGTTTCTTTCATCGATGAAACAGCTCTTGAAGAAACTTTTGGTACTGGCAACTCGGCAGTAACAGTCACTGTTGGCTATCGTTACGACGTGAACTTTACAAAGAAATATACTCTTGCAGAAAATATGCTAGAAGATCTTTCTATCACAAAGAAATGGCAGTATGCTTCAATGTTTGCTAAAGCTCCTTCTGCTGGCCATATTCACGTTGCTGTTATCGATAAGACTGGTACTATTACAGGTGCTGCAAATACAATTGTCGAAAGATTCGATAACCTTTCTACTACTGTTGGAGCTACTCTTCCACAGGGAACAACTAATTACTATGCTAATGTAATTGATAACTTCTCTTCTTGGGTTAAACTAGCTAACACAGCTCCAATTTCAACAGCAAGCTCGTCAATGGCCGTGTATGAAACGATGACCGGTGGTACTGATGCTACTACAGAAACAAGTGCTACACTTTCTGCGCTTGGCTTCGCTTGGGATACTCTTAAGAACGGAAACGAGATTGACATCTCCTTTGTTATTCTTGGCAAGAGCGATGATGCTGCTACAAGAGCTAACTACGTTATCGCGAATCTTTGCGAATCAAGAAAAGATTGCGTAGCATTTATCTCGCCTTCTAAAGAAGCAGTTGTTGACGAACTTAAGACAAACTCAAAACTTACAAACGTAATTGCTCACCGTAACAAGATCCAACCAACGTCATACGCGTTCATGGATAGCGGATACAAGTATCGTTACGATAAATATAACGACGTTTATCGTTACACACCGCTTAATGGTGATATGGCTGGCCTTGCTTCAAGAGTAGAAGCATGGGAATCACCGGCTGGATACAGAAAAGGTATAATCAAGAACGTTGTAAAGCTAGCTTTCAACCCAAGCAAACCACAAAGAGACCAACTCTACGCTGCGGATATCAACCCAGTTATGTCCCAAATTGGTCAAGGTATTGTTCTATTCGGTGATAAGACAATGCTTGGTGTTACAAGCGCGTTTGATCGTATTAACGTACGTAGACTATTCATCGCGGTTGAAAAATCTATTGCAACTGCTGCTGAAAGCTTCCTATTCGAGTTTAATGACGAGTTCACACAAACTCAGTTTAGAAACATAGTCGACCCGTTCCTACGTGATATTCAAGGACGTCGTGGCATCATTGATTATAGAGTTGTTTCCGACTCTACTGTGAATACTCCTGAAATCATCGATCAAAACAAATTCCGTGCAAACATCTTCATTAAACCAGCACGTTCTATAAATGTTATCGAACTAACATTCGTAGCAACAAGAACTGGTGTTGAGTTTGACGAAATTGTTGGTCA